AAAGAGATCTATGAAACAGAGACCTCTGAGCGTTCTTTCGAAGAAGAAACCAAATTGTCTGGCTTCAGCGCTGCTCCTGTCAAAAACGAAGGCTCTGCCATCGCTTATGACAATGCACAAGAAGCATGGACAGCTCGCTACAACCATCAGACTATCGCTCTTGGTTTCAGCTTGACTGAAGAAGCAATCGAAGACAACCTCTACGATTCTTTATCAGCTCGCTACACCAAAGCATTAGCTCGTGCTATGGCTTACACCAAGCAGGTTAAAGCAGCTTCTGTATTGAACAACGGCTTCTCCAACAGCTATGCTGGTGGCGACGGTGTTGCATTGTTCTCTACTCAGCACCCATTGGTTTCTGGTGGTGTTAACAGCAATACTCCTGCAGTTGCAGCAGATTTGAATGAGACTTCTTTGGAAGCCGCTGTTATTCAAATCGCAGCTTGGACTGATGAGCGTGGTCTGTTGATCGCTGCTAAACCTAAGAAATTGGTTGTTCCTCCTGCACTCCAGTTCGTTGCAACTCGCTTGCTCGAAACTGAATTGCGCGTTGGCACCAATGACAACGACATCAACGCAATCAAGAACAATGGTAGCGTTGCTGAAGGTTACGCAATCAACCACTTCTTGACCGATACAAACGCATGGTTCTTGACCACTGACGTTCCAAACGGCATGAAGCACTTTGTTCGTGTACCTCTACAGAACAGCATGGATGGCGACTTCGACACTGGTAACGTTCGTTACAAGTCTCGTGAGCGTTATTCTTTCGGCTGGTCTGATCCACTCGGTATGTACGGTTCTCCTGGAGCCTAATACCCCTAAAACCTCGTGTTTTGACCCCGCCCACAAAGCGGGGTTTTTTATTACAATTTGAAGGTGTTAAATTGGCTAGGCAGACGTAAAAGGATGTAGCAAGTGGTGCATTTTTCTGCCTTCATAACCACGGGAATTAGCTACTAAATTTTCAATTTAACACTTGCACTTATTTATAAAAGTAGTAAGATTCACTAAACCGGGTAAACCGGCTTTCCAGACTGTCCCGGCAGATGCGTACACAACTGGCTAGCTGAACTTTGTACGAAGGACAATTTATTATGGCATTATCAACTACCCAATCAATTTGGCGTTCAGGTGGCGGCGATCAAACTCGTACCGCTTATTGTGGCTCTGGCGAACTAGTAGCTCAGTTCTATATCGCTAACGTAGCTGCTGCTTCTAACGTAGTCGTATCTTCTGCTTCTGGCGCTCCCGCTTTAATTCTCCCAGCAAATGCTGTTGTAACTAGCGTTACTATCACTAACGCTGTTGGTGGAAACTCTACAGCCAACATTGGTTTCACACCATTGGTTTCTGTAGGCCCAGGACAAGCTACTACATTAGGCACTAATGTTCCTGCTGGTCTACTTTCTGCTGCTAACGTATCTGCTCGTGTAACTATTGCTCCAGGTTCTACTGGTCAAGGTACAGCATTGGGCAACGCATGTAATGCAACTAACTTAGTTGTTGTTACTACCGCTGCTGGTGGTGCTAACGCTGGTGCAGTTACTGGTTACATCAAGTACTTTGTTGCAGATCCATTAGCTGGCCAACAGAACGTTTAATAGGAGGCTCAAATGCGTCCTATCGTTCTTACAACGTCTGGAGTAAGCAACTCAGTTGTTGCCGTTATGGACACATACCAAAACCCATTCACAGTGGGTCTTGGTTTGGTCGTAACTGGCAACTCTACAGTTACAGTTCAGCACACGTTCAGCAATCTTCTGATTGCAAACGTAACTCCTGTTTGGTTTAGCCACCCAACTTTGGCTGGATCAAATGCGAGCGCTGACGGTAACTATGCGTTCCCAGTGCAAGGCATTCGACTGACTCAAACAGGCGGTAACGGCACAGCTCAGTTAACTGTTATTCAATCTGGAATGCCGGGTAGATAATGTCTAGCGGAGTCGGCTTCGGCAACGTAGCAAATTTTGCATATACCTACCCCGGCTCTGCGCTGGGGGTGGTTGCAAATGCTTATAACGGCTACGGCGATTCTATCGGAGACGGTGACGTTATTGTTCGTGGAAATGGTGGCCCAACGGCTTACTTTATAGCAATGGAAAATTCAGGATATGTGCTGCAGGAAAGTGGTAGCAAAATCCAACTGGAGACTTAATTATGGCGGATACTAAAATATCGGCGATGCCAGCAGCAACCGCCCTAACAGGCGCAGAAATATTCCCTATTGTGCAGGGTGGCATTAACGCACAAACCCCACTTAGCGCTATCAGAGCTTACGGTTCGGTATATGGCGCTTGGTCTAGTTCAGCTACTCAGACCGGAAGTATTTCTGCTGGAACCGTTATGACAATTAGTCAAACTGATGCATCTGGCGGAATTAATGCGGTTTCAACTTCACAGTTTACTGTTCCAAATACAGGTGTATATAACCTTCAATTTAGCTCTCAGTTTACAAACTCGGAGTCAACCCAAGAAGATGTTGCAATTTGGGTAAAAATTAGTGGTGCAGATTTAGCAAACTCTGCAAGTATTGTTACTGTAGCGGGCCGTAAAAACCCCGCAACGCCTGGAAAATTAATTGCTGGTTGGAATTTCTTTTTAACTATGACCGCAGGTCAATATGCGCAACTAGCTTGGCAACCCACATCTGCTAACGTAACCATGCAAGCTATTACTGCTACGGCTACTTATCCAGCAGTTCCTTCCGTAATTGTCACAATGGATCAGGTCGCATAATGGCTACAAAGAAAAAAGGCCCCTCTCTTGCAGTTGGACGTGGTGAGAAATTGCCCATTTCTAAGGGTGCTGGTCTTACAGCCAAAGGTCGTGCTAAGTATAATGCGGCTACTGGCTCGAATCTAAAGGCTCCACAACCTCAAGGTGGGCCTCGTAAAAAATCTTTTTGTGCAAGAATGTCTGGAATGCCTGGACCGATGAAAGACGAAAAGGGTCGTCCTACACGCAAGGCTGCAAGTTTAAAACGATGGAAGTGTCCGTGATGGAAATGATGATATGGAATGTTATATTAAGCGGAATCGTAGCAGGAATGGGTTTTATGCTTAAAGCTAAATTTGACGAATTAGATCGTCTAGGTATCTTATTAAACAGAACCCGCGAAGAAGTTGCCCGTGATCATATTACTCGTGCAGAAGTACAACGAGATATGGAAAAGATCATGGAGCGTTTTGATGCTGGTATTGCTCGACTAGAGCATAAAATTGACAGCCTAAGGAATGAACATCATGCCTAGTGTATCTAAAAAACAACACAATCTAATGGCTGCTGTAGCGCATTCTCCAGCATTTGCCAAGAAAGTAGGTATTCCAACATCCGTTGGGAAAGATTTTATGGAAGCCGATAAAGGCAAAAAATTCAAGGAAGGTGGAATGATGAAACACGACGATATCAAACAAGATAAAGCAATGATTAAGAAGGCGATTGCCATGCACGATAAGCAAGAACATCCTGGAAAACATACCAACTTATCTAAGCTGAAAAAGGGCGGTATGGCTCGCATGGAAGCTAAGGGTGAGCATGCAGTTCAGAAGCAGTCTAAGCGTGGCGCTGAAGTCGTTAAAATGGCTAAAGGCGGTCTAGCTGCTGGTCATAAGTCTGCAGATGGTTGCGCTATTCGTGGTAAAACCCGTGGTACCGAAGTTGCAATGTGCTACGGTGGCATGGCTAAAGGGAAGAAATAATCATGCCATTCACAGAAACTGGCGCTGAAAAAGAGAAGCGCGAAGCCTATTACAAGGCTAATAAAGAGCGTGGCATCCGTGCTGAAAAGAAACGGGAATATGAAATGTTTGGTACAACCGAGCAGAACATTCCTGCCGTTGACACAATGGGTAATGTTACTGGTATGAAAAAAGGTGGCAAGGTAGGCAGTGCTTCTAAACGTGCTGATGGCTGTGCAATTCGTGGTAAAACTAAAGGCACAATGGTATGAGATATTCACGCGGCATGGGCGACATTAATCCATCTAAGATGCCTTCTGGCAAGATTAAAGCTCGCCGTGATGATACCGACTTTACACAGTACGCTAAAGGCGGTGAAGTATGGGACAAAAAGCGTCCTAAAGGTTTAGGTAAACCGAAGAAGTTAAGCCCAGCTAAGAAAGCCGCTGCTAAAGCAATGGCTAAAGCTGCTGGTCGTCCATACCCAAATCTCGTGGATAACATGAGAGCTGCAAGGAAAAAATAATGGCTACTAAGAACTGGATTGCTGGTGCAATTAAGAAGCCTGGTGCATTACGTGCATCATTAGGCGTTAAAGCTGGTCAAAAGATCCCAGCCAAGAAGCTAGAGGCTGCTGCAAAGAAACCCGGAAAGATGGGTCAACGCGCCCGTCTAGCAAAGACTTTATCCAAATTAGGTAAATAATGGTCGCAACAACTGGAACAACCTCGTTTAACCTTGACGTAAATGACCTTATAGAAGAGGCATTTGAGCGCTGCGGTAAAGAGCTGCGTTCTGGTTATGACTTCCGTACAGCCCGTAGATCGCTCAATTTATTGACGATTGAATGGGCTAATCGTGGAATCAATTTGTGGACTGTAGAACAGGGCGCTATACCGATGGTGACTGGTCAGGCTATGTACCCCCTACCAGTAGACACAATCGACCTTATGGACATGGTTATACGCCAAAATAACGCTACTTTAAATCAGATTGATATCAACATCAGCCGTATTGCTGAACCGACCTATATGAGCCTACCAAATAAGCTCGCTCAAGGCCGTCCAATTCAGGTTTACATCAACCGTCAATCTGGTCAAGAGAATCTGACTGACAAAACTTTATCAGGAGGGATAAGTGCTACTGATACTACTATTACCCTGTCTTCCGTTAATGGCCTTGCTTCCGCTGGATTTATCAAAATTGATAATGAAACAATTAGTTACCCTAATATCAATACAGCAACCAATCAACTTCTAAACTGCGCTCGTGGTCAAAACAATACTACGGCTGCTAGCCACTCCAATGCAGCAGCAATAACCGTTCAAAATCTACCATGCATCAATGTATGGCCCACCCCTAATGCACCTGGTAACCAGTACACATTTGTTTACTACCGTTTACGCCGTATTCAAGACGCTGGATCTGGAGTCTATGTACAAGACATCCCATTCCGCTTTATTCCTTGCATGGTTGCAGGATTGGCATACCAGCTATCTACTAAATTGGCGGACGTTCCACCAGATAGAATTATGATGTTAAAGGCGGAATACGAGGCGCAATTTCAACTTGCGGCTGATGAAGATAGAGACAAAGCTCCAATTCGGTTCGTGCCGCGCAATATGTTTTACGCTGGTAATTCATAAAATGGGTATTATTTCCCTAAAAGACGCTATTAATTTAGGATTAAAGTCCTATTTTACTGGCATTCCATGTGTTCATGGACATGTTTTTGCAAGGCTTGTCAGTAATAGATCTTGCTTAGATTGCAGTAAAACTAGAAGAAAAGAGTGGGAAGAAAAAAATAAAGATTCCGTTCTAAAAAAAGCAGCGCAAAATTCTAGAAATAATCGTAAAAACAACAAAATTGCTGTTAACGCTAGTAGAAGGTTATGGGCTTCTAAGAACAGAGAAAAAGATAATGCATATTACGCAAAATGGCGAGCCAATAATAAGGGTCATGTAAACGCATTAAATAGAAAATATCAAGCGTCTAAACTGCAAAGAACCCCAAAATGGCTTACTGAAATTGATTTTGAGCGCATTACCAACGAATACAAATTGGCTGAAATACTGAGAAAAGTGACCAATCAGAACTGGCATGTAGACCATATCATTCCGCTACAGGGTAAAACTGTATCTGGACTGCATGTTCCGTCAAACCTTCGTGTGGTTATTGCCGCTGAGAATGTCAAAAAAGGCAACAGGTTTGAGGTAAATCATGCCTAATCAGTTTGCATCCGGCAAGTATGCGATTGCCCAATGCGATAGGTGCGATCAGCGTTACATGCTCAAAGATCTACGGATTCAGGTTGTAAAGACCAAGCCGTATAAGATCAAGGTATGTAAGACTTGCTGGGATCCCGATCACCCACAATTGCAATTAGGTATGTTCCCAGTGGATGACCCACAGGCTGTGCGTGAACCTAGACCAGATGTAAGCTATTGGGCTTCTGGAACCAATGGTCTACAGATTAATGTATCTGGATTAGGTCCAGATGGATTAGGTAATCCAGAAGGTGGTAGTAGAGTCTTTCAATGGGGCTTTAACCCAGTCGGAGGATCACGTCTGTTTGATAGCGAACTTACCTCAAATGACTTAATAGGTATTACCCAAGTGGGAACTGTAACGGTAGCAGCAACATGAAAACATGCACAAAATGTCTATCTGAAAAGCCCATTTCTGAGTTTTATAAGCAGAAAGTGAATAGCAAAGACGGCTATCAAAGCCATTGCAAGGTTTGTGATAATGCTAGAAAAGCCGCATGGAAAAGAAAAAACCCAGAATTAGCGAAAAAGTATATGCAAACCTCTGATAAAAACAGATGGGCTAAATATCCCGAAAAGCTTGCCACTTCTAGAAAAGATTATAAGCTTCGTAACCCAGCAAAAATTGCAGCAATTGACGCCAAAAGACGGGCTTCAGTTTTGCGTAGAACCCCAAAATGGCTTTCAAAATCAGAGCTTTTGCGTATAGAATGTCTGTATTCTTTAGCTTCTATGTTGAACAGGCATGGTGTAGAATCGTGGCATGTTGACCATATTATTCCGCTACAAGGCAAGAATGTATCTGGGCTGCATGTTTACAGCAATTTGCGAGTTGTGCCAAGCTCGGTAAATTTGGCTAAAGGCAACAGATACGAATTAACTTAGGAGTAAAATATGACATTTCGCAAAGCAGCAGACGGCGTTACCAAGACTGGTAAAACTAAGGGTAAAAACCTAGGTGACACTGGTCCAACCGTAGCCATTCAAACTGGCAAAGGCAAAAAGGGCGCAAGCACTGTTACATCCGCAGCGATGAAAGCTATGGGTCGTAACTTAGCTCGTGCTAAAAATCAGGGGTAATCATGGCTAAAAATGATTTTGTAAAACCAACCCCAGCAGACAAGTTTCCTTTAGGTCACGCTAAAGAAAACAAAGCAGCTAGTGCATATACTGGCTTCAAATATCCTGCTGGCGGCGGTGATGATATTGGCGTTTACAAGCAGCCAATGCCTAATCCAAACGGTGATGAGCATGAGGCTATTGTTAAGCCAGGTAAATGGGATAACGAAATTAATCCATCTTTAGGCGCTGGCAGCAAAGGTAACTACAAAGGCACTAACCCACATGGCGTTGGTGAAATGCGTGGTTATGGTGCTGCAATCAAAGGCCGTAAGATTAGTGGAAAAATGGGTTAATGAATTACCAAGAACTTTTTTCGCAGATTCAAGCCTATACGGAAAACCAATTTCCGGACTTTTATCTTGCTAATAACAGTACGATCAATGTAACTACACAGATCAATACTTTTATTCAGCAAGCGGAGGAGCGCATCTACAATACGGTGCAGATTCCTTCTCTGCGGAAAAACGTTACTGGCGTATGTACTAACGGCAATCCTTATTTATCTTGCCCTGATAACTATTTATCTACTTATTCTATGGCGGTCATCAACACCGACGGCACTTATGAATACTTGTTAAATAAGGATGTTAACTTCATTCGTCAGTCTTATCCAAGCCCAACCGCTACTGGATTACCTAAATACTATGCATTATTTGGATCTCAGTACACCAACTTAAATGAGCTGTCTTTTATCCTAGGACCAACTCCTAATGATAATTACACAGTAGAACTGCATTACTTCTATTACCCCGAGTCAATCGTTACTGCTGGCACATCATGGCTTGGTGATAATTACAGTCCTGTTCTGCTTTATGGTTCTCTAGTTGAGGCGTACCAGTATATGAAAGGTGAAGCCGACATTATGGCTGGTTATGTTGCCAAATACAACGAAGCACTTGGTCAACTTAAACGCCTTGGCGATGGTCTGGAGCGTGGCGATGCCTACCGAGATGGTCAGACTAAACTTAGATACGACGCCCTATAATGCCTATTTATCAAGGACAGACCGATTCGTTCAAGGTGCAGCTCTTAAATGGGCAGCATAACTTTTCGGCCAATACTTTTAAAATTGCGTTATATAGCGGCGCAGCTAGTATCAGCAATTCCACTACAGCCTATACCACTACTGATGAAGTAACTGGTGCTGGATATACCGCTGGTGGCAATACCCTCACAGTAACTCAAACTCCTACTAATTATGGGAATGTGGCCTATGTGTCATTTGCAAACACATCTTGGACTAATTCTACAGTTAGTGCGGCTGGAGCTTTGATTTATAATACTTCTTTCAATAATGCTTCTGTGGCAGTATTGAATTTTGGTAGTACGGTTACAACTCAGGATCAGACGTTTAACATTTATTTCCCAGCGGCACTTGCAAATACCGCTATAATTCGCATATCTTAGGAGCTTTTATGAGTAATGAAATTGCAAAATTTGGCGACACCGTAGGTGCTACTGCTGAACTAGGCGGCGGCGCTATTGAGACCGTTGGCTTAGAAGGTGTATATACTTTCCGTTGCTTTGATGAAAACGGCGTTGAGAAATGGGTAGACACTATTCAGAACTTGACTACTAACGTTGGTCGTCAAAGTTTATTGAACGCATACTTTGCTAATACTGGCGGCGGTGCTGTTGTAATGGGTCTAGGTGGTGCTAACGCTAGCAACACATTTACTCCAGCTTACACAGATACACAGTCTAGCCACGTTGGCTGGTATGAAGTTGGTGGATCAAATGCTCCTACCTATTCTGGTACACGTAAGACTCCATCGTTTAGCTCTGCTACTTCTGCTAACCCATCCGTGTTATCTACTTCTGCTGCTGTAGTATTTAGCATGACAAGTTCAGGAACTGTTTATGGTGCGTTTATCAATATTGGCGGTTCTTCTACTATTGATTCTACTACTGGTACTTTATTTAGTATCGGCGCATTCACGGCGGGATCAAAGACGGTAACTTCCGGCGACACGATAAATGTGACTTACACACTCAGCGCCGCTGGTTAAGGAGCCGTAAATGGCTCTGGTGCTTAAAGACCGTGTATTAGAGACGGCTAGTAGCCCCGGCACAGGTACAGTAGTTCTACTTGGTGCCACTACTGGCTATCAGACCTTTGCTAACGGGGTTGGCAATGCGAACACGACCTTCTATACCATCGCTGATATTGGCGGTGCAAACTGGGAAGTTGGTCTTGGAACGTATTACTCTGCCAATAACTCGGTGGTGCGTAACACCGTCATCTCATCTAGCAATGGTGGCAATTTAGCTAACTTTAGCTCTGGTACACAATCAGTCTTTGTAACTTATCCTGCAGAACAGGCCGTCTATTTAAGCAACGGTAACGTATCAGCTTTAGGCAACATTACTTTAGGCACATGGAACGCTAATACGATTGGCGTGGCTTACGGTGGTACTGGTGTCACAGCATCTAGTGGCGCAAATAGCGTTGTATTGCGCGATGCTAATCAGAATACCCAGCTTAATAACTTATTCCTAAACTTTGCTTCTACCGTATCTGCTGGTGGAACAACCACTTTAACGGTTGCTTCTAGCTATTTCCAAAGACTTACTGGAACGTTAGCTCAGACATATCAATTACCAGACGCTACTACATTAGTAAACGGTACAACTTTTATATTTGATAATGACTCTACTGGTAACTTAACCATTAACGATGGCACTGCTGCTTTTGTTGACTTAGTTCCTAGCGGTGGTTATGCAACCATTTTCTTAGAGTCTAATAGCACGTCTGCTGGTAACTGGGGTAAATATGCGCTGCTTCCATCTACAGTAGACTGGGGTACAAACACCGCCAACTTTGGTGGCACGACTATTTCTAACGCTACATGGAATGGTTCAACAATTGCCACAGGATACGGTGGTACAGGACTTACTTCCTTTACTGCAAACAGCGCTGTTTATGCTACCTCCACTAGCTCTTTAACCACAGGCACTCTTCCTGTTGTCGCTGGCGGTACTGGTATAGCGTCTTTAACAGCAGGCTACATTCCTTATGGTGCTGGTACTAGCGCATTAGCTTCTTCGTCTAACCTGACGTACGCAAACAATACGGTTACTGCACCGCTATTTAATGCAACAAATAACATCTCGGCAAACGTAGCCTACGGATCATTTAACAACGGCACATTGGGCTACTCCGACACAGGCATCTTTGGGTCTTTTGTAACCAGCCAAAACAGCTATGGCCAATGGATTTTGCAGAACACCAATAGCGGAAATGCCGCTTCTGCCGACTATATCGTTAGCAACGACTTAGGAACCAAAGGTACTTACTACGGTGACTTTGGTATTAACGGTTCTACATTTGCTGGTACAGGAAGCTTAAACTTACCTAATGCAGTATATGTGTACTCTGCAAACGGCGAGTTGGTACTAGGTACAACTACTAATAACGGTGTTCGCATTGTTACCAATAGCAGCACAACCGACGCTATTACTATTAACTCAACCAATGCCGTAGCGTTTAACGGCTCTTATGGCGCTAATACCTATTTATTACAGTCTACTGGTAATGCTACTGCTCCTATTTGGCAGTCTCCAGCCAACATCTCTGCTGGTTCTGTTGTCAGCACATTGACATTTACCAGCGCAGGCAACGGTTCTGCATCGGGTGTAAGTTTTAACGGTAGCGCAGCACAGGTAATTTCAAGTAATACAATCCTGCCGACTCAGGCTGGAAACTCAGGGAAAGTACTTACTACCGACGGCGCTAATACTCTGTCATGGACTAGCGTTGCTAGCGGTGGCGGAGCAAATGCTACTGGTAATAGCTCCATCATTTTAAACAATACTAACATTACGTCAAATGCTACAATAGCTGCTGGACAGAATGGTTTCTCCGTTGGTCCAGTTACACAGGCTAACGGTGTGTCAATAACGGTCGCAAGCGGCCAGCGCTGGGTGGTAATTTAATATGAGCGTAATACAAGCTGGAAATACAACTACTACATCGCTTATTTATACGGGCGATACAACTGGGAATCTAGTCTTTACGACTGGAGGAGCAAACACAGTTGCTCTAACAATTGATAGCACTCAAAACATTACCACTACAAATAAGTTTGCAGCAGCGTCCATGCCATCTGGGTCAATATTGCAAGTGGTTGGAACATCATCCACAACCAATAACAATACAACCAGCACATCATATGTTGCTTCTAGTCTATCCCAATCAATTACACCAAAATTTTCAAATAGTAAAATTTTAATTTTAATAAATTGTCAAGGAATGGTAAGCGGATCCGCAGTTCAATTGTTTTATACAATTTATAGAAACTCCACTGATTTAGGAAATACTACAGGATCAGTAGGAATGGGTACTATGTATACTGCTAGTGGTGGTTTGACCCAAATGCCAGTTATGGTTTCTTATTTGGATAGCCCAGCAACTACATCTGCAATAACTTATGCTTTATATTATCGAGTAAATACTGGGACAGGAACTATTGCAAATAATAATTGTACTGGCTCTATAACATTAATGGAGATTGCTGGTTAATTACAGCTTAACAACGGAGTAAAAAATGCCTTATTTTGCAAAATGCGAAAAAACAAGTAACTCATCAGCAATGGTGGTTACGCAAGTAATTTCAGCAGACCAAGCGTTTGTTGATACACAGCCCGGATTTTGGGTTCAGACTTCATACAACACTTATGGAAACGTGCATTACGCACCATCTCCTCCCGCAGAGCCACATACACCAGACGGCGGTGTAGCTTTGCGCGGTAACTACGCTGGTATTGGGTATACATACGATGTTCCAAACGATGTATTCTATGCTCCAATGCCAACAAGTCCCGGCGATTGGGTTCTAGATACCTCTACATGGTTGTGGGTAGATCAGACTCCACCGACTGCTTAAGGTAAATCATGGCGCTGATACTTGACGAACTAAAAACTTGCAATAAATGCAAGATTGCCAAGCCGTTTACTGATTTTGGTAAACAGCTCAATGGCAAGTTCGGCTTGCGTGGGCGCTGTAAAGTATGCATTACCAGACCATCAAAAGAAAAGGCTAATGCTATCGCCAAGAAGTGGCGTGACAACAATCGTGAATTATTGAGAGAAAGATCTAGAGAACGCTATCACGCTGATCCAGAGAAGGCAAACCGTTTTACGATGGAATCTCGGCGTAGACATTACGATACATATATCGAGTATTCACGTTCTTATGAGTCAAAAAACAAAGAGCAGCGTCTGTTAAAATCACGGTTGTATGCAAAGAACAATCCACATAAGTATGCTGAAATGGCGATGCAAAGAAGGATTGGTCAAAAAACACGAACTCCATTGTGGGCAAATAAAGAAGCCATCAAAAACATCTATTTAGAACGTGATAGATTGAATGAAGAGGCTGGTTACATTAAGTATCATGTAGACCACATTATTCCGTTGCTTGCAAAAGAAGCGTCAGGACTACATGTTGAAGGTAATTTACAGATTGTTTTAGCGTCCTATAATGTATCTAAAAGAAACAAGATTATGGAAGACACATCATGGCTTTAATTTTGGACGGGACGAATGGTATTACTTATCCAAGCTGGACGACCGCAACTCGTCCGGCTACTCCGTCTACTGGAGAAACTGGGTTTAATAGCACGATCAACTGTTTGGAAACATACAGTAATGGAGCTTGGTCTTCTGCAAGTTTTGTAGCCAGCGGCGCTATTGCTCAAAATAGCCAAACAGTTTTATCAAGCTACACAATGCCTGCCAACTATAGCGGTGCCAGCGCTGGTCCAATTTCATTAGCAAACGGCGTAACAGTTACGCTATCTAATACATCTCGCTGGGTGATTTCGTAATGGCAACAATTATTAATGCATCCAACACTACAGGCTTAACGCTTACCAGCGATTTAAGTGGTGTACTGCAACTTCAGCAAAATGGCGTTGCTATGGCGCCCGTTAGCGTTGCTCCCGCATTTGGTGCGTATGCAAATACATCAACCACTGTTACTTCTGGTGGTTATACAAAAATAAATTATAACTATGAAGATTTTGACACAAACAGTAACTATTCTTCCAGCAGATTTACACCAACCGTTGCAGGATATTATCAAATTAGTGCTGGTATAGGTATTAATACTACTCCAACATCAATATATTGCATTATCTACAAAAATGGTACCGCTTGGATTGGAAACTATACAAGTGCAACCACTCTTGCTGTTACCATATCTGCTTTAGTTTATTTAAATGGGTCTACAGATTATGTAGAAATATATGGATCAGTTGGATCCACACAGGGAACATACAACGATAGAACCCAAACATTTTTTACTGGTGGTTTAGTGAGGGCCGCATAATGTCTTTAATACTAACAGGCAACTCCTCTACTTTAACTGTTGATAGCACCAACGGTATTACTTACCCAAACAGTACTACACAGAATAGTGCGGGAGCCGTTCTTCAGCTTCTACAAACCTATTACAAAACAACAGAAACTTTAGCGTCTAACACTTGGACTGCTACTGGATTGTCTGCAACAATTACTCCTAAGTTTGCAACCAGCAAGATATTTGTAATGGTTACTATTAACGCAAGTACTGGATCAGATACTTACGGTGCATTTAAGCTTTATAGAAACGGCGCAGAAGTAACAGGAGCAACTTCCAATCAATCTTCTGGAACTCCTCCAAACTCATTTATAGCCATACCAGCTATTTATGGTCAGACTTGGACTTACTCTTTAGCCAATAATTACTTAGATAGCCCAGCAACTACAAGCGCCCAAACATACACTTTGTACTGGGCAAGAACATACAACACTGGAACTCTGTATATGAACCGCCCTGCTACAGTTGATACTGGCAATACGTATACTGTTTTTGCACCATCTAGCATTACATTAATGGAGGTAGCAGGATAATGCCATACGGAATCTTAGCCGCCGATCAAATTCAGACTAGTGTGACAGGTGTAAGTCTTGGCGCTGGTAATGCTACACGCTTTAAAAACCGTATTATTAACGGTGATATGCGTATTGACCAGCGTAATGCTGGGGCTAGTGTTACACCGGGTTCTGGTGGAACTTATACAGTGGATAGATGGCAATATTACGCATCTCAAGCATCTAAATTTACAGTTCAACAAAACGCTGGTTCAGTAACACCACCAACAGGTTTTACAAACTATCTAGGTCTAACAGTAGCATCAGCCGTATCCGTAGGATCTGGAGACTATTTTTTTGTGCAACAGCCTATCGAAGGATATAATGTCGCTGATTTAGGTTTTGGAACAGCAAATGCTAAAACAATTACTATTTCGTTTCAAGTTTATAGTTCACTAACGGGAACGTTTGGTGGGGCAATATTAAATAGTGCAACAAATAGATCTTATGCATTTAACTATACTATTTCTTCAGCAAACACTTGGACACCTGTAAGCGTTACGATTGCCGGGGATACAACCGGAACTTGGCTGACTAACAATAGCGTAGGAATTGTATTGCGTTTTGGTTTAGGAGCTGGTTCAACTTATTCTCAAGCAGCAGGATCTTGGGGAACAGGAAACGTTATTCAATCTACAGGTTCGGTTTCTGTAGTAGGAACCAATGGGGCCACATTTTATTTCACTGGTGTACAACTAGAAGTAGGTAGTATTGCTACTGGATTTGAGTATGTTGATTATGGTACTCAATTAAATATGTGCCAAAGATATTATGAAATTGGTGGAAGTAATTCATTTGTTGTTGTTTCCTCTATTGGTGGCAGATATCCTTCTCAACCTTTTAGAGTAACAAAACGAACATCTCCCACTATGGTTTTAACACTAGGCGCAGGTTCTGGAGCAACTGTTAGCCCTGATGCAACAGGTTTTTATCAAAATAGCAACAATTCTCAAGATGCAAATTGCGCTTTTACAGCGTCTGCGGAGTTATAAATGGAATACAACTATCAAGAAGTTTTAGACCCTTTAACAAAACAAGTAAGCACTCAAATGATATTAAGATTGCCTGACAATGCTTGTATACCTAACGACCCAGCAAACACAGATTGGCAAGCCTATCAAGCTTGGCTAGCCGAGGGCGGAGTTCCGTTGCCACCAGAAGCATGAATCTAATAGACAACAAATACTCTCGTTGGTATTACGCCATCATATCTAAAGCGCAAGCAGAAGGTAGAGTAAAGTCTGGTTCAAAGGTACATTATGACCGCCACCATATTATTCCAACCAGCTTGGGTGGAGGCAATGAAAGATCCAATAAGGTTTGGTTGACAAGTCGTGAACACTTTATTTGTCATACATTGCTTATGAAATGCACAGAAGGAAAATCCAAGGTAAGCATGGCTTGTGCTTGGCATAGAATGTCAACCAATGAACGCTATAACAGTAAACAATATGCAAATTTACGCAATCAGTACAGACAGTTGATGACTGGATCAAATAACCCATTCTTTGGAAAAACACATAGTTCTGAAACTATTGATCGTATTAGAACTCAGAAAGTTGGTAAATCAGTTAACAAGGGTGCTTATCGCTCTCCTGAGAATAAAGCTAAAATATCAGCATCTTTGAAGGGTCGTAAAAATCCTGCCGCTTCCGAACGACAGCGTGGCAAACCGCTTTCTAAAGAAACTTGTAAAAAGATTAGTGACGCTGCAAAAGGTAGAGTGTTTAGCTCTGAAACAAAAGAAAAGATACGTCAAGCCGCAATAGCTCAATGGGCTAGGCAAAGATCAACACCGCTCCCACCTCCAGCATAATGTCGTCCATAAATGCCATTCCTGATCCACAGCTTGGCTTGCTCGTAATATCGGGCGATAACACATCCACGCTTACGCTTCAGACAAATAGCATAAATGCAATAAGCATAGCTTCAACACAGGTAGCTAACTTTACCAGCACTGGCGCAATTATTTTGCCGTCAGGAACTACCGCACAAAGACCCACAGGTGCAAATGTCGCCAACGGAATGATGCGGTATAACACCGATACCATTACTTTAGAGGCATATCTTACTAATGTGTGGATTAATGTTGCAGTAGGAACTTACACTGCTAGTTACTTAATTGTTGCTGGTGGTGGTTCTGGTGGGCAAAATCGTGGCGCTGGTGGTGGTGCTGGTGGTTTAATAACTGGAACTACTTCATTAACTCCGGGGACTTCATATTCATTTACCGTAGGGGCTGGAGCCGCTACAACTGGTACTCCCGCAAGCGGCGGTATCAGGGGTTCTAATTCATCTGCATTTAGCTTAACTGCAGTTGGAGGGGGCGGCGGTGTTTCTGCTGATGGAAACCAAGGCAATCAATCTGGTGGTTCAGGTGGTGGTGGCTGTGGTATATCTTTTACCACTGGAGGAACAGCTACATCTGGTCAAGGTAATGCTGGTGGCAACGCCGTTTATTCCCCGCCATATTACGGAGCAGGGGGTGGTGGTGGCGCTGGCGCTGCTGGCGGTAATGGATCAGTTGTTAATGGCGGTAAGGGTGGTGACGGTCTAGCTTCAACAATTACAGGTTCCAGTGTATATTATGCTGGCGGTGGTGGTGGATCTACATATGGTGGCGGAGTTGGTGGCGCTGGTGGTCTTGGCGGCGGTGGCGCAGCTCCAAACGGCGGAACTGGTTCAAACGGTACTGCAGGCACTGCCAATACAGGCGGTGGTGGAGGCGGTGGCTCTGGGAATCCAACAGGTAACGGTGGCTTAGGTGGTTCAGGTGTAGTTATTATTTCTATACCGACCGTTAATTATTCCAATGTAACCACAGGATCGCCTACTGTAACTACATCAGGCTCCAGTACAATTCTTACATATACATCCTCTGGGACATATACAGCATGACAACAATCATTAACGCTAACGCTTCTGGTTTAACCAGCACAGTAGATAATTCTGGCACTTTAGCACTGCAAACTGGCGGCTCTAATGCAATCGTTATTGGCGCAACTCAAGTTGCTAATTTTGCTAGTACGGGCGGCATGATTGTCCCAGTTGGCACAACAGCCCAAAGACCTACTGGCGTGAACGGAATGATTCGATACAACTCCGATAGCCCTGCTCAATTAGAAGCTTATTTAAATGGTGCTTGGGTGACTGTAAAAGCAGGATCATATCAAGTTGCATTCTTGGTTATTGCAGGCGGTGGTGGTGGTGCCGTATGGAACGGCGGTAAATCATGCGGCGGCGGTGGAGCTGGTGGATATAGAACATCTGTTGGGACAAGTGGTGGCGGTGCAAGCGCAGAATCAAATGTTTCAGTAACACCCGGCACTTCATACACAATTACAGTAGGCGCTGGTGGAGGCCAAGCAACACAAGGAAGTAACTCTACATTTGCTTCTATTACATCTGTTGGCGGTGGTGGCGGTGGCTATTCTGCTGCACCAAATGCTGGTGGTGCTGGTGGATCTGGAGGTGGCGGTGGAGCAAATGCGTCATCTGGAGCTGCTGCGGGCGCTGGAACTGCCAACCAAGGTTATAACGGTGGTACTGGCGTAACTAACTGGTCTGGAGGCGGTGGCGGTGCTGGTACTGCTGGAGCTACTGGAGGCGGTGGTTATGCAGGACGAGGTGGTGATGGTGTAGCAAGTACTATTACTGGTTCTTCTGTAACAAGAGCGGGCGGTGGTGGCGGTGGTGGTAGTACAAGTGAATCCATTAACGGTCAAGACGGCGGTTCAGGAGGCGGTGGTAACGGTGCTGGTGCGCAACGTCCGGGCAGTGGTGGCGCTGGTACTGCATACACAGGCTCAGGCGGTGGTGGTGGATCTGACGGTTATAGTGGCGGTAATGGTGGTGCAGGCGTAGTAATCTTATCCATACCAACCTCATCCTATTCTGGAGTTACTACTGGCAGTCCTTCTGTAGCTACTTCTGGTAGCAACACTATTTTGACTTATACATCTAGCGGTACTTACACAGCCTAATTATGTTTGGTATAAGTTCATTCGCCCAGTCACCTTTTGCTTCTTTAGCAGGGAATAGCTACAGCTTACAGACTAACGAATCGTTTACTTTTACCGATGCCTTTGCAAGTACTGCAAACTTTACAGCTACTGCATTTGAATCGTTTACTTTATCTACTGACGATAGCCCAGTATTTGAGTTTTATGTATTTAGCAACGATACTATTTCGTTATCTGAAGCTGCGAATGGTTATTGGAATACCTCGGCTCAAACTAGCGAAACAATCACATTAACCGATACACCAGCTGGGGCATGGGATACCTATGCCAATCAAGACGAAACAACGACCCTATCAGAAGACATTAGCACCCAAGTAGTATTTAATCCAACTTATGCAGAAGCCATGGACATTTATGCGCTTCAAGATGCACAGGTTCAATTTACTATTACCGTTGCTGAAAATACTACAGTCAATACCTCTATTGCTGGACCACAGGGCTTTGCTGTAACAACTACAGACTCTATAACCTTAACAGACGCCTTGTCAGGAGTTGCTAACTTTGCTGGTGTATTAGTCGAGGAATTTAGTATTACTGATGAAGCACCTGGTAATTTTGATTTCTTTGTAAATGACAATGAAACCGTTACTTTATTGGATACCTACGTAGGCATTAGATCTGCGTTAGGAAACTACACAGACACAGTAACCCTAGTTGACACTGTTTCAGCCCGTTATGACTGGGTTGGTGCCTTAGTTGAATCCTATAGCCTAACCGATGCCGAGGCTGGATCTGCCGATTTTGCGGGGGTTGTAACGGATTTAATGACTATTTATGAGTCGCTTTTCACCCGTGGTTGGATTACAATCAACGACGGACAGACCCCAAATTGGGCTAATATTGTAACGGCTAATGCCGGAACTTGGACCATGATTAACAATACTGCAAACACAAGCTGGATTAACGTAAACGATTATCAAGGATAGACTATGCCATCCACCTACTCACCCTCGCTAAAACTAGAGCTTATCGGTACAGGCGAACAAGCTGGCACTTGGGGTACCACTACCAACTATAACCTAGGAACCCTAGTAGAACAGGCAATTACTGGCGTTATTACCATTAATATGGGCGATGCCACTTATACGCTAACTAACTACAACGGTTTATCAGACGAGGCACGTAATGCTGTTTTAATGCTAAATGGGCCAATTACTTCTCCTCAAAACGTCATTATTCCCCCACAGCAAAAAGTCTATATTGTACGTAACCGTACCGGAAACTCAGTTACTTTAACTGCTAACGTAGGTGGGGTAAACGTAAGTATTGCAAATGCGGCTAGTGAAGTAGTATTTTGTGATGGGTCAAACGTATACAGCGCAACTCAGTTTAACTACATTGACGGCAACTTAACTGTTACAGGAAATACCTCAATTGGCGGAAGTTTGCAAGTTGGAACTACCATCACTCTTGGTGGAGATATGTATGGAAACTCCGCGTCAGGACAATGGTACGTTCCAGTAGGAAATTCAACGGTTCGTACCAATGCCCCAATTGAAGGCCTTATTCGATACAACACAGACTTGCAAGCTTACGAAGGTTACGCCAATTCTAATTGGGTTACATTTAATGTTTCCAGAGAAGGCGTATATAGCGTTAATTATTTCTTAGTAGGCGGTGGCGGTGGCGGTGGTGCTTACTCAACATCTCCATATGTATTTGATGGAGGCGGTGGCGGTGCTGGTGGCTATTTATCTAGCGCGTTATCTAGTGCATATACAGTAACTCCGGGCGTAACCTATACGTTTGTAGTTGGCGGAGGAGGTGGAACTTCTACCAATGGATCTAATACCACAGCATTTGGCTTCCTTGCATATGGTGGAGGCGGTGGTGGTAGTGGAGCTGGTCCACAAAGCGGTCAATTTGGTGGCTCAGGCGGTGGTGGTACAGCTGGTCAAGGTGGTGGTGCTAGCGTATCAGGCCAAGGAAATAATGGATCTGGCGCTGCAGGATCATCTGCGGGTGGCGGTGGTGGTGCAAGTGCTGCGGCTAGTGGCTCAAATGGTGGTGCTGGAACATCTACATCAATTACTGGTTCCGCAGTTTACTATTGCGGCGGCGGTGGCGGTGGTACATACGATAGCTTTCCAACTGGTGGCCAAGGCGGTATTGGAGGCGGCGGTAACGGCGGTAATTCTGTAGGTAATGGTTATGGCGTTGCTGGAACACAAAACACTGGAGGCGGCGGTGGTGGTGCATCTTCATTGCAAAACAGCAATCCTCCAGTTGGCGGTGGCCCAGCTTCAGGTGGATCTGGTGTTGTAATTGTTTCTATTCCAACAGATCGCTATACAGGAACAACCACAGGATCTCCATTAGTGTCTACATTTGGTAATGCCACAATTTTGAAGTACACATCATCTGGAACTTATACGGCTTAACATGAGACGCAAGACTAGGGGTGCTATGCACTCGAAGACCATGTGGTTTTCTCTTGCGTTGATGATATTAGGCGTTATATACGATAACTTTAGCTATGTGCAAAACATCATTGATCCTCGATTTTACGGCATTATTCTTATTGCTATTGGCATTGTGGTTGCTGTTCTCCGTTTTGTAACAACCTTACCTTTGGACGAAAAATGAAATATCTCATCTATGCAATCCAAGTAGTCATTAATCTAATCGGCGTTGTGCTGACATTCCCGTTAGCATTCATCATTGGCATTATGTATTCCACTCAAATTGGCTGGTGTAACAACGGCACAGTCTGGGAATCTGGCCCACGCCTATGGTCTTTCCTATCATGGTTTCAAACGCCCGATAACTCTTTAGACGGCGACCAGACTTTTCGTTCACTACATAACCCTTGCTGGTGGTCAAAAGTCCAATGGCTATGGCGTAACCCATTCTATGGATTTGCTGTCAAGTATCTGCATGGCACAGAAGACATGAGCTACCAAGGCAACATCAACTGCAATGACAAGACCGAAGGCACTATCCGTGTAGAAGGTCAGGGACTATGGCAGTACAACAGCTACCATAAGTTATTCGGTAAGATGGTCTGCTTAAACTTTGGGCATAACATCCGTGCTTTAGTTGATCCAGCGTATATCAATGATCCTACCAACAAGGACTTCATTGCTAACTTCCCAGCAACATTTGCGTTCACTATTAGGTTCGTCTAATGTTTCCGCTACCGATTACCACTTGGATCTCCATCGGCGCTGTTGTATTGGCGCTGGCTGGCTTTGGCTATGGCAAGTATGAGTCTGCCAAGTACGATGCTTATGTTGCTAAAGCAGAAGCACAAGCTAAAGAACAGGAATTGATTAACAAAGCAAAGGCTAGAGAAGCCGAACAAGTAACTGAAAAGGTGAAAAATGATTACCAGAATAAGCTCGATATTCTTAAGCGTACTTATGGTGGGATGCGCCTCCCCAACGCCAGTCAAACAAGCACAGTTCCCGGAGCCGCCAGTGGTCTTGATGGCACCCCCTCCGACCCTAAATTTATTGAAAAATGTGCAATCACCACCCAACAATTAGTAAGCTTGCAGGGTTGGCTAAATGAGCAAATAGGCATCTTTAATGCTAAACAATTTTAATACTTGTTTAAGCAAGCTTCTTGTCCATGAAGGTGGATTTGTAAACCATCCATCAGATCCTGGTGGCATGACAAATTTGGGCGTAACTGCTAAAGTATGGGCAGAGTGGGTAGGCCATGATGTTAACGAAAAGATTATGAGAAGCCTCACACCATCTGATGTAGCACCTTTATATAAAAGGAAATACTGGGATGCTTGCAGAGCTGATGAGCTTGTATCTGGTCTTGACTACGCTGTTTTTGACTTCGCTGTTAATTCAGGGGTCGGACGCGCAGCTAAGACTCTTCAGAATTGTGTCGGGGTTACTCCTGATGGCGGTATTGGTCCAGCTACTTTGGCTGCCGTAAAGACCAAAGATCCCAAGGAATTAATCGAAAACGTTTGCGATAAACGTCTAGATTTCTTAAAATCACTACCAACCTTCGCCACGTTCGGTAAGGGATGGGAACGTCGTGTCAATGATGTCAAAGCAGATGCTTTGAAGATGTTAGGGTAAACCCGAATGCCATTACAGAAACTACAATTAAGACCCGGACTAAATCGAGAAGGTACTGACTACTCCAACGAAGGAGGGTTTTTCGATGGCGATAAAATCAGATTTCGTTCAGGATTTCCAGAAAAAATCGGTGGATGGATTCGATTAAGTGCTAACTTTTTTGTAGGAATGTGCCGTTCTTTATGGAATTGGACTACATTACAGAATGACAACCTATTAGGTATTGGCACAAACTTAAAGTATTACATTGAGAGTGGTGGCGTATACAACGACATCACCCCTATTACATACCAAGATAACTATTCCAATGTGATATCTACTGGGTTTACGACTTTAGTAGCAAACGTTACCGCAAATGCTAATACGTTAGCAATCACTAACGCAACTTACTTTCCGCAAAATAATGGACTGATTAAGGTTGATACTGAGCATATTTATTATGCAGCCCGTACAGCTACCGCATTGACTGGATTGGTTCGTGGATACAACAATACGACCGCAGCTAGTCATACGGCTGGTGCAAATGTGGCTAGTGCATTTTTATATGTCAATGACAACTCTAACGCTATTGACAACCAGTACCTGATTATTGCTAACGCAACCTCTGTAGGAGGCATCAATGCTGCAGTTATCAACCAAGAGCATCAAGCTCAAAAATACGTTTCTACTGGTGGCTTTTTCATGCTGGCATCCACAACAGATGGAAATTCTGCTAATGCTAGCTTTGCTACTTCTAATGTTGTAAATGCTGGTGGAACAATTACGATCCAGTATGAAGTGCCACCAGGCTTAGATGTATACACATATGGCAATGGTTGGGGTGCTGCTCCTTGGGGTTACTACGGATGGGGTAATGCTGCTCCTGTAACGGTTGGGCAACAGCTTAGATTATGGACGAACGATAACTATGGTCAAGACTTAGTCTTTGCTCCTCGTGGTGGTGGAATTTACTATTGGTCAGCTCTCACTGGATTAAGTATTCGTGGCAAGAAGTTGTCTGATTTAGCAAACGTAGCCGTGGCTACAACTGGACAATGGGTTCCTCATACCGTTAGCGAAATTGTTGCTTCGGATATTCAACGTTTTGTCATTGCGTATGGCGCCAATTCATACGATCCCGCCGACCCATCTACAGAGTTTGACCCTATGCTGGTTCGCTGGTCTGACCAAGAGAATCCCTATGAATGGGTTCCAGCAGTAACAAATCAGTCTGGTGAGTTCCGCCTATCTCATGGCTCTTATATTGTTACCACAATCAATACCCGTCAAGAAATTCTGGTATTTACTGATTCGACCATTTATTCTCAGCAATATTTAGGACCTCCCTATGTTTGGGGTTTCCAAGTATTGATGGATAACATTTCTATAATGGGTCCGAATACTGTTATTACCGTTAACAACGTAACTTATTGGATGGGTTCAGATAAGTTCTATATGTACTCTGGACGTGTAGAGACTCTGCCTTGCTCATTGCGTCAGTATGTATTTAATGACATTAATAAAGACCAATCATGGCAGGTCTATGCTGGATCTAATGAAGGTTATAACGAAGTCTGGTGGGTATATTGCTCGAAGAACAGTAACCTTGTAGACCGCTATGTGATTTATAACTATTTGGATCGTGTTTGGTATTACGGCTCATTGGTACGCACATCTTGGTTAGACTCTAGCCTACGCCAGAATCCTATGGCTACCGATGTATTTAGTTATGACTTCCAAGGAAACCCATTAGGGCGTGTGATTTACCATGAGGTTGGTAATGATGATGCGGCTGGTGATTCCACGGTACCAATTACCGCTTATGTACAGTCTTCTGACTTTGACATTGGAGACGGTCATAACTTTGGCTACATTTGGCGTTTATTGCCCGATGTCAACTTTAATAACTCTAGCGTTAATAACCCATCTGTAACCATGTATTTGAAGCCACGCCAAAACAGTGGATCAGCTTATCTGCCTACAGATACCACAACCACAACCAGCGCTAACAACTTTACGAATGTGCCACAGTACACAATCCAAGAGTTTACTGGTCAGGTTTACACTCGTTTGCGCGGTCGTCAGATTGCATTTAAGATCCAGTCCGATGGTTTAGGGGTGGCTTGGCAGTTGGGTACGCCTAGAATTGACATTAGAAATGACGGTCGCAGATGAGTACTGGTACTACTAAAGCTCCGAACCTGCCGATTGCTCCGGTTGAATACAGCCAGCAGTATCAGGATCAGCTTAATAATGTATTACGCCTATACTTTACCCAGCTAGACAACCCCGGTGTTTCTGCCGCCTCTACCCTAAGAACAAATGGCGTGGTCTTCTCAGCCCTTAATTTTAGCGAAGTCAATGTGGCTAGCGGAACTAGGGTGGTTAGCTTGCCTACACAGGCTGAATTGGCTGATCTACGGGTAGGGGATGTCTATGTAGATACCGCTAACGCTAATGTTTTGAAAGTCAAGGTTTAAATGATAAACTTGAGCAAATTCACCCATAAGGGTTTCTATGAGTATATTTGACATAATGAGCCAGCAGCAAAGTCCGTCTTTAGGCGGTACTGGCGGTATTGGCGCGCTAGGAGCTGGCAATGCCATTTATCCTCAAAGCCGTATGGACAAAACTCAGTATGCCACCCCTATGCAATTACCTACAAGTGCTGATGTGATTAGTTCAGATTACGACCCTAAAACCGATGCTTATACTGGTATGCCTAGCCGTTTTGCTAGAGGCGGTATTGCTGCTATTCCTCGTTTTGATGGCGAAGAAACTAGCCAAGTAGAAGCTCCAAAAGAATGGGATCCATCTTCTGGACAAGTTAAATTACAGCAATACGAAGATCCTAAAGATCCGTTTTCTGGTGTTAAAAGCTTAGTAGATTACAGTATCCCTAAAGATCAGATTCAAACCTATATTCCTAATACTGATATTGAAACTGGCAAAGCTAGTGGTGGCGGTCAATTAATCCTTAAGGACGGCTCTTCATTGGGCGTAGATGGGTCTGGTGTAGTTCATGCTGCTACCCCCGGAAGAAACGACTATACACTAAATAAAGAAGGCTACTATCAGCCTACTGGTGCTAACCTAACATGGGATCCAAACCTGAGCCGCCTCACTAAAAAAGTGGGCGGTATTGATGTAGATGTACCAGGACTATATACCAAAGGTGGATATCAAGATCCTCAAGGAAAGCTCAGGACAAATGAGTATGGAATGCCCGTTCCATTAGCGCCCGCTTACTTAGATAGTGGTGCTGGTAAAAGTGGATTAGCTGATGCTGCTCCATATATTGCTGCTGCTGCTTTAGGTGGTGGTGCATATTTAGCTAGCCCAGCTATGACTGGTTTTGCTGGCATGGTTCCTGCATCTCAGACATTATTAGGCGCTGGTGCTGCCACAGCCCCTGTTGTTAGCACTACTGCTGGCGATGTGTTTGCTGGATATTCCCCTACAGGATCTGCGGCTGGTACTGCTGGTACTACAGTTCCTGCTGGATATAACACCGCAGTGGCTGCGACTCCTGCAGCAGTAGAGGCAGCAAAAGTTGCTGCTGTCAAAGAAGCAACGACTATACCAACCGCAGCAAAAGTAGGCGCTGGATTAGTAGCATTAAATGCATTGGGCGGATCTAGGGGATCAGCTCCTACATCATATCCAGTAGCGTCCACAACAACGACCGAAGCTCCTAGACAACAACAAAATATTGCTAGCCAGCAATTTAATCCATACATGAATTATGCGTCTATGACGATGCCCGGTATGTCTAGTTCTATGCCTGGTGCATACTATCAGCCATTAACCTATCGCTACATGGCACAAGGCGGTGTTGCTGATTTAGGTGGTTATGCAGTAGGCGGTAAGTTACTCAAAGGTGATGGCGATGGCATGAGCGATGATATTGAAGCCAATATCGGTGGCGCTCAACCAGCACGTCTTGCTGACGGTGAATTTGTCATCCCAGCCGATGTAGTGTCCCATTTAGGTAATGGTTCTACAGATGCTGGTGCTAAACAGTTATACAAAATGATGGATCGTATTCGTCAAGCCCGTACTGGTAATAAGAAACAGGGCAAGAGAATCAATCCAGAAAAGTTTTTTCCTAAAGGATAAGTTATGGGATTTTTAGATAGCCTGTTCGGGCCAACCTCTCTGCCATCAAGCCCTACGTCTCAGACTACGCAGACAGCTACTCCAAGCATTCAGCCTTGGGCGCAACCTTATATCAGTGACTATCTGAATAAAGCGCAACAATTAATTTCTACTCAGCAAACTCCTGGCTTGTTAGGACAGTCTTATGTAGAAGCTGGCAATTTACAGTTGCCTGGTGGCTTTGGTTCTGGCGCCGCATTAGCGGAAGCTGGCGGTAAGGGCGCATTAAGCACGGCTCCAATAGCATTGGGTTATGGTCAGCGTGGCGCTCAATATGGCGAACAAGGTACTAAATATGGTGAAATGGGTTCTGCAATGGGTCAAGTTGCAGCCCGTGCTGGTGACATCTATGGTCGTCAAGCTACTACACCATCAGAAATACAAGCGTATATGTCTCCATATATGCAGAATGTGGTTGACTATCAGAAGCAACAAGCCGTACGTGATTTTGCTAAACAGACTCCACTGCTCCAAGCACAAGCAGCAGCCGCTGGAGCATTTGGTGGCAGCCGTCAAAACATTATGCAAGCAGAAGCACAACGCGCATTGAATACTCAGTTACAAGGTATTGAAGCATTAGGCGCACAACAAGCATTTGAAAGAGCGCAACAAGCTCAACAGTTTGGCGCACAGCTAGGTTTACAAGGTCAGCAAGTTGGCATGCAAGGACAGCAATTAGGTTTAGCTGGTCTTGGTACTGCTATGCAAGGTCAACAGATTGGTTTACAAGGTGTATCTGGCGCACAACAAGGCTATGCTGGCGCAACTCAAGCTGGTGGTACATTAGGTAACATCGCTGCTCAAGAAGCACAAGCCCGTCTTGCTGCATTACAACTGAAGAATCAGTTCGGTATGCAACAACTTACATGGCCGTATCAGCAACTGCAGTTCCAACAAGGTCTTATGCAGAACTTGCCGTTTACTAGCACCACTACTACTGGTCAAGGCTACCAAGCTGGCCCTAGCCCAGTATCGCAAGTTGGCGGTACATTGCTTGGTGGCTATGGTATGTATAAATTGCTTGGTTTTAAAGATGGCGGCAAAGTTAAGACATATGCCAAAGGCGGTATTGTTTCATCTGGAAGCGGTTTGACTGACATTCGCTTAAATCAATTATTAGGTTAAGTATGAATATTGCACAATTATCTGAGCAGTTAAAAGACGTTCCACAGAATCGTCTGATTGATTACGCCCGCAATCCTAATAGCGTGGTGCCACAGTTCTTAGCACTAGCTGAGATTCAGCGCCGTCAGCACTTAGAGAATGTGCCACAGCCAGCTCCTGCTACTGTAGCGGCTGATGTATTGGCACAAGCAAACCCACAGCCTATACCTCAGATGGTTCAACAATTGCCAGAGAATCAACCTGGTGTTGCTCAGTTGCCTACTGGTATGCCAAGAGGTATGGCAGGCGGCGGTATTGTTGCGTTTGCTGATGGTGGGGATATTGATGATGAAGATGAATATGATCCAGAAGAAGACCGTATTCGTAAAGATGAAAGCCGTATGATGTCTTTGATTGCTGGATTACGCGCAAGAGCAGGAGAAGCTGCTGCTGCAATTCCTGCTGTTATAGAGAAAGTTAGATCCGTATTACCAGAGTCTTATGAAACCGCTAAAGCAAAAACTGCGGAAGGTATTGCTGGATTAACTACACCAAAAGGTGGACATAAATACGAAGCCATTGCTTTAGACGAAGCAAAAAAACTAGGACTAGACTTAAATTTAGTGCGTCATGTTTTACACAAAGAAACTGGCAACTTAGCCGACCCAGCTACTGCTCGTTCTAAGGCTGGCGCGTATGGTCCTATGCAGTTAATGCCAGCTACCGCTAAAGAATTAGGTGTAGACATTAATGATCCAGAGCAAAATACTCGTGGCGGTGTCCGTTACTTAGCACAAATGATGAATCGCTTTAAAGATCCTACATTGGCTTTGGCTGCCTACAATGCTGGTCCTGGTAGAGTTCAGCAAATGTTAAAACGTGGTCAAGGGATTGAATCTTTGCCAAAAGAAACGCAAGGTTACGTTAAATATTCTCAAGGTGGTATTGCATCTTTTGCTGGTGATCAAGGCAGTTTGGTTGAAGATGATTACTACAATCCATATGCCATGATGGGTGATATTGGGGTATCTACACCAGGCTACAGATCTGGATTGGGTATTGGTGATTATCTAAAAAGAAAAATTATGGGCATTCAGGATCTTCCTGTTCCTGCCGCAATAGCTACTCCAGCTAAGGTAGTTCCAGCTCCAGTTTCAGTTGTAACAGCGCCAGAATATACTTATCCACCACAGGGCGGTATTGGCCCGTCTGACTACGAACTTGGTAGATATCCTGAACAAGCTGGTCCAGAGCGTCCATCTTGGTATCAAGAGTCTATGGCCCGTATTTTAGAAGATCGTCAGGCATTAAAGGCACAAGCAGAACAAGATAAGTATTTAGCTCTCATGCAAGCTGGCTTAGGCATGATGGCTGGTAGCTCTCCATATGCATTACAGAACATTGGCGCTGGTGGTATGCAGGGCGTATCCGCTTATGCTGCTGCTAAGAAGCAACGTGCCGCTGAAGCTGCTGCTCTTGGTAAAGAAGAATTAGCTGTCAGACGTCTTGAGCAAATGGGAGAACTTGAAAAAGCATCCCTTGAACAAACCGCAGCACTTAAAAAAGCTGGCCTTAGTCAAAAAGAATATGAAGCAGTAAAAGAGTCAGAGGATCGTGCATTGGCTAGAATCCAAAAACTAGATACTGATATTGAAAAATCTGTTCGTAGAGCTGCTGAAGATGACATTATGTTGCAATCCAATCCAAATAAAGAGCAAATTATTCAGAAAAAGATTGCTGACGCTAAAGCCGCAAACCCACTTTATAGTAAGTATTACAAACAAGCCGGTCTTGGAGATTTTACAATTCCATCAATTGGTTCTGGTGGATGGTCTATTAAAGAAAAAAAATAAGGTAGGTTATGCCAACTTATGACGTAACAGCGCCTGACGGTAAGGTATATGAAATTACTGCCCCAGAGGGAGCAAGTCAGGAAGATGTATTAGCCTATGCCCAAAGCATGTATGGGCAGCCACAAGCGCCTAAAACAAAAGAAGGTGTAGGCACATCTGTTCGCCGTGGTGTAGAGCAATTAGGATCTGCATTTCAAACTGCCTATGAGTCTGTCACAAAAGGGGGCGAGGAGGCCGCTATACGGGCGCAGGAGCGTCAAGCAGACATTCAGCGTAGGTTGGGTGAGGGAGCTAGCTTAGAACGTCTTAAAAAGGTTTATGAAGAGCGTGGGATACTTCCTGCTGCTGGGGAATTGGTCTCACAGATCCCACAAGCGATTGCAGAACAAGCCCCTAATATTGCTGCTACATTAGGTGGCGCTGCCGCTGGTGCTGCTGCAGGTTCAGTAGTTCCTGGAGTGGGTACATTAATTGGCGGTATTGCTGGCGCCGCTCTTCCATCGTTTGTTCAACAGTACGGTGGAAATATTCAACGCCAAGCCGAAGCACAGGTTGCTCAGGGTAAACCCTTAGAAATTAGTCGTGCCGCTGCTGCTGGCACTGCAGTTCCTCAAGCAACATTGGATGTAATTGGTACATTAGTTCCGCTGGGCGGCAACATGATTACTAAAATCTTGGGTCCAACTATGGGGAAAGTTTTAGCTTCCGGCGGATCGAAGATTGCTGATGAAGCGTTGCTTACTACAATCACCAAAGGTACAGCTAAAGGTATTGCTGCTGAAGTACCCACCGAAGTTAGTCAACAGATTCTAGAGCGCGCCCAAGCTGGTTTACCATTAACGACTCCAGATGCATTAAAAGAGTATGGAGAAACTGCGTTTGCTGTATCCCTACTAGGACCAATTGGTATCATTGGCCGTGTATCTGATAAAGCGCAAGCTGGCCGTGATCTTGCTTTAGCTAGACAAAAGGCTGCAGAAGAAAATACACCACAGCCTGTCACAATTCAGACCGTTGATTCTCCAGAGCCACAAGTGATGTATGTTGCTCCAACTGGAGAAGTAGCAAAGTCTATGGAAGAACTAGACGCTGCACTCAAATACAAACAATACTATGCTGACTTAAATAAACCAGCTACAGTAACTCCAAAAACGCCTGAAGTTTTATATGGCACCGCACAAGGCGATGTCGGCACTTCCATGGAAGATGTTGGTCAAGCTAAGATGTTTAGAGAACAAGCCTTAGCACGTCAGGCCGAACTACAAAAAGTCATTACACCAGAAAAGATCAAAGGTCTTGGTATTGGCAGTACTGCGTCTATATTCAAAGACAATAGCATTATGAATCAAAGCCTCAGCAATCCCGATGTTGCTGACGCTACTCGTGCTAAGTTGCTAGATATCCAAAGCAAAAATACTAATGCTCAAACAAAAGCCAAGATTAGTGATTTCTTAAACCGTCCAGAGTTTATTACTCCCAAGTATGTAGACGAATTACTCAATCCTCCACTAGAAATGTCTCGTAAAGAGGCTGCAGCGCTGAATAAACAGCAGTTTGCGTTTATTGATAAAGACGGTCAGATCAAAGTGAAGTATGGCGATATCATTACTAAAGATGGTAAACAGTATGCCAAATACGAAGGCGGTGGTGAAAGACAGATTACTGATGATGTCATGGTAAACCCTAGTCCTGCATTAATGGAATCATGGTTGCTGTCTAAAGAAGAAGACAAAGTTAGCAAGATTCCAGATGACTTCAAAGAATATCTAGCAAAACGTAAGATCAGCACCAGCGAACTGTCTGATCTAAATATGAACGACATTCCTAAGACCAAAAAAGGCAGTAGCTTATATAAAACTTATTTCAGTGGTCAGGGAGTGAGCATAGATGAGTTGGTTAACGATGCCATCTCTAACGGTTTATTAAACGAAGAAGACGTATTACGTCACGGTAAAGATGTTACTGATGGCATGAGAGAACTGATTCGTGAAGCATTAGTGAATGATGCTCGTGTTCCATATACCCCACAAAACAATGAAGCTTTAAATCGTGAGTTTGATATTGCTCAACGCCGCAATCAATTAGAGTCAGCGCTTGAAGAGACAACCACAATGGTTGAAAGAGAAAGACCAACAGAACCAATTGATGTTGGCATTCAAGAGCTTACCCCAGAAGAAAGAGCGCCAATTGAAGCTGAGGCATCTATCAGAGCCGCAGAAAGATTTGAGGGCGCACCAGCAGTCGAACCAGAAATTACTAGAGCTGAAGTGCCATACGAGTTCTCAGAGCAAGCTAAACGTGATATGGCTAAGATCATTCCACGTCTTACTCGTACTCTAGATAAGATGGGTTTGCATAACATTGGCTTAAACTTAGCTAAGAATCTTAAAGCTAATATTGACGGCAAAATTACTAAGGTAAACGGCACATATTTAAACCGCATCATTACTTTATGCTTAGATAATCGTGGCATAGAAGCAACACTTCATCACGAAGCTATCCACGCACTTAAAGAAATGGGGCTGTTCTCTCAAAAAGAATGGGCCACCCTATCTAAGATTGCTAAAGATAAATGGATTGATCAATACAACATCAATAACCGTTATCCTAATGCCAGCGAAGAAGTCAAAATTGAAGAAGCTATTGCTTCTGCATTCCCTGACTATATGAAGCAAGTTGGTCAGCCACGTGGATTATTGCAACGCATTAAAGATTTTGTACAAAAAGTTGGCAACGTATTCCGTGGTTTAGGATTCAATACTCCTGAGTCTGTGTTTGCTAAAGCTGAGGCTGGCAAGTTAACTGGAGAAGGTAAAGCTACCCAAGCAACACAAAGGGCGGCGGTCCCAACTAATACAGAAAACTTTAGGAATTGGTTTGGTAATTCTAAAGTAGTTGATGAGAATGGTCAGCCAAAAGTTATGTATCACGGCACAAGTAATTTTGTGGGTCAAGAATTTAAACCAAGTGCCAAAGTAAATAGAGGCGGCAACATAGATGGTTATTATTTTACGTCTGAACCATCTGATGCATCTAGGTATTCTTTAGGAAAAGAAGAAAAATTCAAAGAAGGTGCAGAAGTTATTCCGGTTTATTTAAGCCTTCAAAACCCATTTGTTAAAGGAAGTAAAGTAACCCCAAAAATGCTTCAAGTTTTTAAAGAAGAGGTTATTAAAAATAATCCTCAGTTAGGCGATAGAGCAGAAGAATATGCTAATGATAAAGCTGAAATAATGAAAGAATATGGAGAATCTGGTAGAAGATCTGCTCCAGAAATTTTTCCAAATATTAGCTTTCCAACGGATGCCAAACAGCGTGTATTAAAAGCTGGTGGATATGACGGATTCCAAGACGGTGGCAGTCATTGGGTTGCATTTGATTCGAATCAAATTAAGTCTGCTATTGGAAATAAAGGAACGTTTAGTAAAGAAAGTCCAGACATTCGTTTTGAAGTTCCATCTCGTGAGAAGTTTAAAGCGCCGATGCAAGGAGTAGACCCTGCTTATGCAGAGAAGTTACGCAATGCATTTACCCAACAGCCAGCAACTGTTAAAGAGAAGATGGAAGGATTGAAGAAGAACTTCTTTGATCGTATGGTTGTTGGCTTGTTTGATGAGTTCCGTGCTATTAAAAAGTATGATCCCGTTGCTTACATGATGGCTCGCTTATCAAAGTCTATTGACGGTGGATTACAGGGTCTTTTGGAGTACGGTCAAGTATTTTTGCGTGACGGTGCGTTGGATATCAAACCAAACACAAAGGGATTATTAAAGATCCTAGAGCCAGTAGGCTCTGAAGTAGATCAATATCAGGCATGGAAAGCTTTGAGCCGTGATGCTAATTTACCTAAGGATAAACGCTCATTACCAGCCGACTTAGTTGCTGGTCGTGATCAGTTAACACAAGGCACGTTAAACGGCAAATCCCGTAAGGCTGTCTATGAGCAAGCATTGCGTGAAGAGAATGAACTTAATAAGTCTGTATTGAATGTAGCTAAAGAGTTAGGTTTAATTGACCAACAAGGATACGATAAGTTTGCTAGCGATATCTACTACATTCCATTTTATAAACAGATGGAAGATGGTGATGTACAGTCTGTCAGTAATGCGTCTAAGTTAACTGGTCAGCAGTTTAGTAAAGCGCTTAAGGGTGGTGAGAAACAGCTCAACGACTTGATGGAAAACGTGCTATTGAACTGGTCTCATATCCTATCTGCGGCGATGAAGAACCAGGCGGCGGTTAAGACGATTGATGCAGCAGCCAAGATGGGTGCGGCTACAGAAGTTAAGCCAATGGACGGCAAATATCCAAAAGGTTCCGTCAAAGTTATGCGTGATGGTAAGGCCGTTCATTATGAGTTAACCGATCCAGACTTAGTGGACGCTATTTCCACGATCTCTTACCTTGGTCCAAAGTCTCAGTTCCTAGACATAGCCAAAGGATTTACTAACGCACTGCGCTACGGTATCACGATGAGTCCTGCTTATAAGGTACGCAACTTAATCCGTGACTCTATCCAATCTGCCGCTATTTCCGAGCTTGGCAACAATATGTTCAAGAACGTTTATGACGGCCTATCCATGAGCAAAGAAGGTCATCCAACCTTTATGGCTGCATTGGCTGGTGGTGGTATCTTTGAAATGGGTACAGCCCATGAAGGGAACCAAGCTAAGTTGATTAAACGCTTAGTAGATAAGGGTGTTAGTGCTAACCATATCCTAGATACTACGGATAAGATTAAAGGCAAATTAGGTGACCTATTAAACTGGTATAACGAGCAAGGAAACAAGTTTGAGAACGCTAATAGGCTAGCCCTATACCAGAAGCTCATTGACAGCGGTAAGACCCATTTAGAGGCTTCCTATGCGGCTCGTGACCTGATGGACTTCTCCATGCAGGGACAGTTCCGTTCGGTCAAAATAATCGGTTCTGTAGTGCCATTCTTTAATGCCCGATTACAAGGTCTATACAAGTTAGGTCGTGATGGTATTAGCCCGACTTATCGTGTCATTTGCAATGCTACTACGGGTAAACCCTTAGAAATTGGTGATAAGCAAAAAGCTGCCCGTTTTATGACTATCTCAAGCGCTGTAATGTTAGCGTCTCTAAGTCTGTACGCTATGTACAAAGATGACGAAGACTTCAAACGCCGTGAAGATTGGGATCGGGATAACTTCTGGTGGTTTAAGATTGGTGATACTGCCTACCGTATTCCTAAGCCATTTGAGATTGGTGCATTAGGAACAATTGCAGAGCGTACATACGAGCAGATGTCTGACGATACCATAGAGGGTAAAGTATTTGCTAATCGTCTAAACCACATCCTGATGGATACGTTCTCATTGAATCCTACTCCGCAGATGGTTAAGCCGTTAATTGATCTATACGCTAATAAAGATAGCTTTACTGGCGCTCCAATTGAATCTGCTGGTATGCAGAACTTATCTAGACAAGAACGTGTTAATAACAATACTAGCGGTCTAGCAATTGCATTAGGCGGTATCTCTGAAGGTGCAGCTAAGATCCTGACATTTAATCCAGATGCACAGGGTTTATCTCCTGTACAAATGGACTATGCAATTAAGGCGTATTTTGGATGGCTAGGTGCTACCGCTGCATCCACCGCTGATTTGGCAGTAGAGCCATTCTCTGAAGGTACTAAAGTACACAAGCCAATTATTGATACGGTGGCGATGGGCTTTATTAAAACGGAACCAGAATTGCAGTCTAAATATATGACGGCTTTCTATCAGAATAATGCCAACCTACAGTCTGCATTAGCTGATATGCGTCATTATGCCGAGCTTGGTGACTCTGCAAAAGTACAAGAAATCCTAGAAGAGAAAGGCCAAGATATTGCACTGGCTAAGGTATACGATAAAGCAAGTAAACAGCTCGCTGAATTGCGTAAACAATCTAGATTAATTGAGCAAAACCAATCTATTCCTGCAGAAGAGCGTCGTGCAGAAATGATTCGGTTAAAAATATTAATGTCGGATATTGCAGCTCAAATGGAAACTATGCGGAAGACTTTAAAAAAATAAGTACTTTCCCTTATTAATCAAATAAATAGGGTGCATTCTTAATTTATTTGTGGTAAAAACCTTTTTAGTCATAGCTAAAGAGGATGGGTATGAATAATTATTATCTAACAGATGACCAATTTCTTGATGAATGGGTCAAAATTGGCAGCCCCCAAAAGTTTGCAGAAAAACATGGCATGAGCGTTCGCTCTGTCTATAACCGAAGACGAGTAATAGAAACCAAATTAAAAATAGATTTACCCACATTTAATGATTCAAGATTTGATTCGATGAAGAAGCTAGCCCAAACTCCGGGTCATGCAAGACGTGGAATAGAAATGGAAAAGGGTAGGGTGATCGTATTTTCAGATGCCCACTTCTGGCCCAATGAAGTAACCACCGCTTACAAAGCTTTGCTGTTAATGATTAAAGAATTTAAGCCAAAGGTCATCGTAGCTAACGGGGATATGTTTGATGGCTCTCAGGCTAGTCGTCATGCCAGGATTGGTTGGGAAAAGACTCCTACCGTTAAGGAAGAGCTGGAAGCCTGTCAGGAAATGATGGCTGGCATTGAGGAGGTTGCCAAGGGCGCTGAATTAGTCTGGCCTATGGGAAACCATGACGCCCGCTTTGAGACCTTTCTCTCAGCCCAAATGGGTACCTATGAGGGCGTAGCAGGGTTTACCCTTAAAGACCACTTTCCCCTATGGAAACCATGCTGGTCATTCTGGGTTAATGAAGATACCTGTTTTAAGCATAAATGGAAGGGTTCTTTTGGGGCTGGTAGAGCCAATGCCCTTAATTCGGGCGTAAACATGATTACAGGCCATACACACAATTTGGCTGTCCAACCCCTTACCGACTACAACGGAACGCGCTATGGCGTCCAAACGGGCTGCCTAGCCGATCCTAATGGGGAACAGTTCATGGCCTATACTGAGGATAACCCTAAGGACTGGAGATCAGGGTTTGCCCTACTGTCTTGGGAGCGTGGTAGACTAATGCTTCCAGAGTTAATTCAGGTCTGCGGAGAATCGGAGTTCGAGTTCCGGGGCTGTATAAATAAATGCTGATATGAACAAGATCGAGATTGACCTCAAGACACTAGCCCCAGATGTCAGAGAATGGGTCAATTTCGAGATAGATACCAGTAATGCCCATGATATTTCGGTGCATTTGGTAAAGAAAAAGCAGGTGATGATGGATAAAATCCGTGTTGCTGGTTTCTTCTGCAGCGAAACTGACCGCTTATTTGTTGCTAGCCTAGCGCCTGATTGGATTCAGATTATGGTCCATGAATCCTGCCACCGAGACCAATATACAGAACAGATCCCTATGTGGAATAAGATGGTCAATTTTGAAGGGGAAAAGGTAGATCCTTTAAACCTCTTCTGGGACTGGTTAAACGGGGTAGTAGAGCTTAAACCAAAGATGCTGAGGGATGTCACCCTACACTGCATGAATATCGAGCTAGACTGCGAAATACGGGCTGCTAAAAAGATTGATAAGTTTTACCTACCCATTAATACCAAAGAGTACATTCAGAAGGCTAATGCCTATGTATTTTTATACCATGTGATTCGGCAAACCCGTCAATGGTATCCCAAGGGAAAAGCGCCATTTCATGTGCCAGAAGTATGGACTAAAATGCCTACCGACTTTGATCGGGATTACACTAAAATCCCTAAGAAATATAAAGACTTAATTTTGGATCACTGTTTCTAGTATTTGACAGTCGTTTCGCCGTGCTTGTTCCACAATGGGTGGCAGATCACTTGAACAGTCTTGCGCTTTCAGCCTTCTCGTGTAGTATCTTGGTCGCGCTATCCCGTAGTTCCATTTCGGTAATACCATAGCGTTTTTCAAATCCTTTATGTCCAAGGCCGTGAACACCGGTATTGCCTCGGTGATGCTCTCTGCAGAGCGGAATGCATTCTGCGTTGCTTCGCTTGCCTCCAAACCGCCGTATATGATGTATCTCCGCTGGGGTAGGTCCGTAACCGAGATGTCTGCAAAGTATGCAGCCGAGGTCTGCAAGAGCCGAAAAATGTTTTCGTTCATCATTTGACATTAATCATCTTTCTGATAAATTCAGCAGCAATATCCATCGGCGTTAGACTCCTTGGTTCTACTTTAACAACATATCCATCTGCTACATGCCAGCCATCAGAGCCATCACGAATCAATAGGCCACGATCTAATAAGACTTTAGTATGGGCGCCCACAGATGCTCTACTTAAGCCCACTTCAATATCAATGGACTTCACCCCTGGGTGGTCCGCTATGAACTTCAATATCGCCGATTTTTTGTCCGTTTGCATAGAGTAGGTACGATCCGTCAGGTAGTATTTTGAACTCCGGCATACTGAATCCAGATGCCTTTAGTGCAAGTATAACCTCTTCCATCTCTTGATCGCTCATCCCTATCTCCTATGTATTCCTAGTACGTTTACGTTTAGGGACTATATCCACAATCCCCCCAGTTACTTCCTCATCCCCATCCAGTTCCTTTAATAGCTGGTCGCCCAATTTGACCGCCATTTTTGCATTGCCGCATGAAACCAGCGCAAAGCAGGCAGCAAGAAACCGCATGTATTCTTTATCTTCTGAAGTCATTGCAACATTCCTGATCTTGACTTTACTTCTGGCTCAAACGCTTTTTCACAGACAGATAAGAAAAATTCTTTTTTCATATCTAAACTTGAGGCTATTTGCCCTGCAAATAATGTAGTCATTGTGAGTATCTCAAGAGGGTCAGCATGATGTTTTTGAAATACATCAAAAATTTCCTTGATTAAATCTCCGCGTGGTGTTTTCAATTTATTTTCCATTTTCTTCCAACATATGAATTTGTTCAATTAAAATTTCAGAAATAGTTCTACCTTTAATGGCAATCATTTCCGTCTCTTTGGTTTCTTGAATGACTTTGCAGGCATCCCGTAGACCCTTGTTATATCCAGTCGTAAACTGATCTCCTTTCTCTAAGGCCATCGTTAAGGCATCTCTAATAAAGGCAGAAGCCTTCCTAGACTTAGCCATCTGTTTGATCTTATTAATCTGATCACGGGGCAGATATAGGCTGTAAGGTACTAAATTCTCTTCAGTCATTTTTCCATTCCTTGTATTCCCCGTAGATCACTTTGAGCGATCCTTGGGCCTCTATATTTGTTTTTAATTCAGACCTAGATGCAATATTGAGATAGCTAGTTAACCATTCAACACAAGCTTCTTCGTTGGTTTCAAACAACAAACCTTTTTCATACAGATAATCCCAGAACTTCCTATCCCGACACAACATACCAGCAAGCTTAACCATCTGAGTGCCAGCATATTCGTCTCGGTTAAGTGGTTGTTCATCGTCTCCTAAGCGCACCATTACTACCAAGTACCTAGCGCCCACAAAATCCCGCATCAGTTCTTCTGGTAGCTCATCTGGATGGATAGCTAAAGACATGACTATGCCATCCTTGGTTTGCTTGAGGGCGACCTTTTTGCCTTCAAACTGACTGGTTTCCATTACTTCCACCGTCCTGTCGCAGCTAGTTTAATCCGTTGCCAAACAGATAACTCAGATACAGGGGTAGCCACAGTTTGCAGTTCTTCTACAACATTCTTATAGGCATCTGTTTCCTTAATCTGAGCAGCCAACGCACCTTGCAATTGCTTGCAGAGCTTTTCCCAATCTACTGGTTTCTCTTTAGGCTTATTCTTAGAGCCTGCAGGACGTCCACGCTTAGGAAGTTTAGCCTTAGCTGCAGCTTCCAATGGAACCTTATTGGCCTTGGCAAATGCCACCTCAGAAGCGCTTAATGACACTCTACGTGGTTTCTTAGTTACTCCCATGGGTCTTTCTCCTGTGACTTAGGTGCTGCCTCTTGTTTAACAAATGTGTCAATCGCTAGGGATACAAAGCGGGTACCTGTTTTAGACTCCCGTTTCCAGCCCGATAGCTTAATCTCAATCAAGTCCTCATCATGCTTTTCCATCAAATCCCGCAGATAAGAACGGTCAATCTTGACGCTGCCAAAATAGTCTGGAGACTTGTCTGACTTACGTACTGTTGATGGGAACAGTGAACCCTTGTTTGGATACTCCATGTATTACTCCTGTGTTATGTGTTGATTAGCGTGAAATTTTTCGTCTGAAAGTTTTGTATGGTCTGGATATACGAGCTGAACAACGCACCAACCACCGCCTCTTGGACTATCCTTTGACATTGTTTCGTAGCGCATGATGGCTGATTCTTTTGATGAATAAGCACCGTCATAAATACCAGTTGCCGTGTCCCAAATAATATAATTTCCTACCATTTCTTACTCCTTAGTTAAAGACTTCTTAGTTGCGGTAAATTGAGCCATCATTTCTGCATAGGCATCAGGATTCATCTCCTTAACCTTATCAAAGCTAGAACGATTGACTTTAAAGATGCTAGCGACATCATCTGGCGATGCGGCTAACTGAAGCATGGCATGAAGACCGACTCTCATAGACTCTACAAAGTCTTCTCCCGTAGGTGTTAGTGTCCACTCACCAACCAGAGGGATCTTCTTGGGTGCTTCTTTTTTGGGTGGCGAGACAACCTTCGGCTCTTGTTGAGTAGCCGTGTTTATCTTGACATCTTCACCGAGGTCAGGTGGGAGGTCTTCGCCGTTGTAAATGTATAGACCGATACCGTGCAGTGCTATCGCCTTGGCGAGGCAACGTTGCATAGCGGTGTTGACAGCAAATGAGTCTGGCTCAGATATGGGCTTATTGCGGTAATCCATAACTGGTAGTTGTGCAGTCCGAGCAATGTCATTGGCAACCACGGTGCAAAATACCATAACAGATCCGTTTCCCCATCGCTGATATTCTGGGTAAAACCAATGGGCTTTAGGGTCAGCGAGCAGGAGTTGATCGACGGCCCAAGCCCAAGAAAGGTAAGTAAGTCCATTCTTCTTCTCCGTATATTTAGAGACATCAATCTGTCTCAGTTGTTTGTATTCCATTTCAATCCTCTTTGGTTTCTACTTCTATTAATTTTTGGGCATAGTGAATCACTTTTCTAAGATCCTCAACACCACCTTTATCTCTCCAGCGTGAGATGTATTTCACAATGTTGCCCTCTAGGTATCCTAGATTGTTGGCAATGATGTAGTCCCACGGTTGGATTGCGTGTTTCTTATAGTGGTTGCCACCGATCTGATCACCATTTGCGCTCATAAACGGGTTACCTTGTGAGACTTGTGAAGGACCCACTTCTTTCCCATCTTTTTAATGCATTTAGCAATAGCGTCTTCATTGCGTTCACGCATCGCTGCGATGTCCTCATCGGTCATACAGCTATAGTAGATACTATCTTTAGCTGGTTCCCATTCATGGCTCTTCTTGCCAATAAACTCACGCTCAAAAGCTTTCATCATTTGATTTAACATTTATTGCTCCTCTAAGTATGTTTGATACTGCTTGCACCATTGACTAACCTGACAGTAGTTAGCACAACGGGTTCTTTCTCCAAGTCGGACTTCAATTGCATAGCCCTTCCCAGCTTTTTGTAGTTCATCTTCAGCCTCTTCCTGAGACGAACACACAATCTTTGCCCTTACTCCACCTTCTTTTTTGACGGCATACGTTGTCGGTTTTTCCCAACATTCTTCCGGTGTACAGGGCGGTATATCTGCTCCTGTTTCCATTGCGAATAAGGCTTCCGAATGGGCGTGAATGCGCTCACGGACATATTCTTCACGTCTCTCATAACTCCACAAAGGAATATCAAGAATCGCCACAGGCGCTGCAGGATATCCAGCACGAGTATTAGAATCACGCCGATTCCAGTCGCGAATAATAGCCACAATCTTGAGAGCAGTGACGGGCGTTTTCTTGACCTTTTCGACCAGCCAAGCATAAATGTTAAGTTGCTCTTCCCATTCTTTCTTTTCATTCATCACCCCATATACGCCAACGGTTTTGTAATCATTGATCTCGATGCCATCCTGATGGATGATCTGTAAGTCAATTGCCCCAGAGATATTCCAGCCGTCTAGTTCTGCATGGAGTCGCTCTTCTACTAAATGGTTATCATCTACGCCCTGCTCTAGGATGTGATGGACTGCGCTACCAAATAAAGACCACACCATATCCGATGCATCCATCTCAATCTCATCCAAGTGTTGCTTGCGTAGCACCGCAATCTGAGCGCTATTGAGCAGTTCAGTAGCAGATAGATGAGCTGCACCCTTGCTGTAAGTAGGACGCTCTAATGCGTTGACAATGGTCTGCGGTAGACCAAGCTTGTTAGTTATTTTCATTTTGTTTTTTAAGCCACCATTTGAGATCTATCAAAGCAACGATTAAGTCATCCACTACATTGATGGCTGTTTTCCATTGACGCTTAACTAATAGGTGTAAAAGCTTTCTACTACCTATTTGTAATGTAAGTAAAGTTTCTGAATAGTCAATCATCAATTCCTCTTATCTGCTGTAAGCCTGGCGATTGCCGTTGTTATCGTAATAGTTTCTTGTGCCACTAGGGTTTATTGTTTCATAACCAATACGGTTACCGCTATTATCGTAAACCCCAGTATTTGAGTAATAGTTGTACTCACTGTTTTTCCAATTGTATGGAGAATTGTTCCAGTCTTGAGGACTGTTTTGGTAATTGTATTCCGAGTTCTTCCAGTTGTACGGTGAGTTCTCCCAGCTCGTCACTGTCTGGGACTGCGCTGACATAGACACAGTAATACATAAAATGCTTAATATAGTTTTCATGTGTTTTCCTCTTCATTTGATGTAATTAATCATACCAGCCAAGTAAAACAATACTGCTACTGCTTCTACTAGGAATAGCGGTGTATCTCTTTGGATTAGTCCTGCTATTGTCCATAGTGTACTACCAATCAAACTCAGCACAATATTTAATGGATAAATATTAAAGCTCGTTAGGAAAATACCACACAAGCAAAGTATTGTGCCGAGCCATTTGATCATTGTTTCTTTCTAAATTGGTTAATGTTATACACATTTTTCTGTGTTCCATTACCCACTTTCCAAATGACATGGACATTACCATCAACTACACCCCAGCAGCCTTCAATGTACACTTTGTTGGACCAAGAATAGACTCTGCGTAGACCTTCATACACCCTGCCATTTTCTTCGCAAACCCTGTCGGTCAGAGTAATCTCACCACCAGCCTCGTTCATCATCACCCAAGCTTCCGCTTTGGCATTGAAAGCTAGTAGTAACCCTAATACAAACAACATCTTTTTCATCATGCGCTCCTTGGTAATTGACCACTAAAGTTATAGGTTCCGGTATGGCTAAAGCTTGCCCAAGGTGCAGCGTAGACTTTAAAGCCAGCCTGACGTGCGATCTTGCAAAAGTGATAGTCTTCCGATAGTAAACGATTGGATTCCTCGTCAATGCTAGTAGCAAAGAACTCTGGAATGATTTTGATTTCACGAACGGTATCTACAGCGTGATACATATCATTGGTGTAGGACGGTACTTTATCCTTCAGATCCTCAAAGACCTTGCGCTTAATCAGCATAAAGCCTGTACCACCATTAGCAATCTCAATTGGTTCATTGATGTTGCCAGTTTTAGACTGTTCACCATGCGCCAGGTTCAATACAAACGCTCCTGTATGGAACTGTAAATGCTCTGGGGCAACTCCTTGTTTGACCGCCTCAGAGACCTGAACCCAGTTAATCTCTTTCTTAGGGTAAACCCCACAGATGATGTCCTTATCTGCGGAGACCATTCGAGGAATGTCTGGAGGATTAAAAGCGATATCGGCATCAATGAACATCAAATGAGTTGCATCAGACTTTAAAAAGTCATAGGCCATGCTGTTACGGGCGCGAGTAATTAAAGACTCATTCATCATAAAGCTGTAATACATCTGGATTCCAGCCTGACCGAATGCTCCTACGCACTGCATCACCGCTGACGCATACATTCCAGTACACATACCGCCGTACATGGGAGTAGCTACAAATAATTTAGCTCGCACCGGAGTCGGATTGAACTTCATTTGGGGTTGTTGTTTATCTTTCTTGAAGCTCATTTCTTTTTACCTTTCTTGGGTTCTTCAACTTTTGGTGCGTTTAACGCCATAAGCTCCATAGATAACTTATCTAAGTCATCACCATAGCGCTTGAGCATTTCATACAAAGCCCAAGCTACTCCGCTATTAGTATCGTCTGACATAGACTCACCCAATAACGCAGCTACACTAGCTAGGCTATCAATCCTGTAGCCAACTTCACCGACTTGATTTGCTTTTTCCCACAGTCCTTCTACCATTTTTTTCCTCTTTCTGTTTAATGTAATCTTTCAGGATACTCAGTATCCCAGCCTCTACCAGTACTGCTAAACCTTCTTTATCAAAATTGACTACAGCATCTGCAGATCCATCTTCATATTCCTTAGTGATTTCTAAATTAATCTTCATTTCTTTCTCCATGGTAAATCGACATATGCATTCTTCATGGCTGCGTTACCTTCTTTAAACATTCCCAATAATCGTTCGGGCGCTCGGTAATTAACTGTAGCCTCTCCTGTGCATCCAAAGGCAGGCAAAGACTTGCTGGCAGCTTTATAGAATGGTCTATCAGCACCCCATTGCCCGTAGAAAGTATGCGCCACGCTAACCAGATATTCACGCTTAAAACAATAGCAATTAGTGTCAACAAAATTGAGCAGATGATCGTAAAACGTCGGCCATCGACCGAGGCTCTCGCAGTCATCATCGCATAGATATTCTCCAGCTTCATTACAGATTCTCCTCAAACTATACGACCACATTAAATCTTTACTTTTTATTTTATTGACCATGGTTTCCACATGGTTCGGTTCAAACCAATTATCCTCATCTAAAAATAGGATGTAATCAGCGTTTACCATTAGTGGCATCGCCGCATAGACTCGGTGTCCATACCAGCCATTACCGCCTACGTTCTCTGGTAATACCATCCACTTAGCACGAAAGTTATACGGTGCATTGCGAATCCTTTGCCAATGCTGTTGACCGTCCACCACCACTAAATGCTCGGTAGGAATGGTTTGACGCTTAACGCTATCGAGCGCTTTGTGTAAGGTGTCTTTCCCTGTCGTGGGAGTAATAACCATTATCCGCATTACACTCTCCTTAATTTTTTACATAGTTGTGCTACATCTGGCGGTAAATCTTTTTCAGAGCAACCATATACGGTGCTGGTATCTATCATGCTATACAACATGATTCCTCCAATAACCAAAGCTGCACAGACAATGACTTTTAGCATAGTTGTGTCACATTCTCGCAAGACTTGCAGATACTGCACTTGTTAAATTCTGGTGATTCATTTATTGCAATCAGGTCTTGTAAGGGTTTACCCTGCATAATTTCTTCATACGATTGTGTAAGTAAATTACCAATGACATGCTTGAGATCATAGTCCATACAACAGAGGACAACTGAACCATCAGGCAGTAGAACATTGCGGTCGTAGAATGGAGTAGATCGGCAAGTCAATGCAAAGTCGTTGCGTGGAGTAATATTAATGTTAGTTTGCCCACCGATCTGCTCTACATTTAAACTATCAGCCCTTGTATGTCCTTGCCAGCTAGGGAGCCTGCCAATAATATGTTGCAGGGATGGATGCACAAACCCACTACCATCCATTGTCATCGCCCCAATCGGCAGCTCTAAAGTCATTACCATCTCCAAAGCATTCATCCATTCCTGGCTTAACTTCCAACCTTTCATATTGCTATTGGCATCAGGTAGATGGAGCATAAATACTTTGACTTGGTTCTTATGCTCTTCTAGTACTTTCTTAACACGGGCGGGGTCTGTCATGCCGTACAGGGTTGTATAGATGGCAACATCAAATCCCATGTATATAACCTCTTCTAGCATCGAAGTACAGTCTGGGTTAGCCCAAGGTTCAGACATCCCAGAAAAATCAATACGGGTGTTTCTAGGCAGTTTTACCAGCATTGTGGTCAGATCCCTTTGGCTCATGTACTTAGTGCCTTCTCCGTACTCGGTACGTAGATTCTCTTGGGGGCAGAATGTACACATCAGAGGACAGCCAATCATCGTGGTTAGCTCCATGACTGGCCCATCGGTATGGACGATGCCGTATTTCTCTCTCATTTATTCTCCGTACATGGATTTTGGAAGCGGGCGATCAGGCTTATCCGCTACATTGGGTTGATCTAATGGGTGAGGAAAGCTCGTTACAAACCCTAAGTCTGGGCTTCTGTCCTTACGCAACAGAGTGATTTCAAAGGTGGTTGGTAACGGTATTTCATCCGCTAAAAGAAAAGAACAATTGTTGTTGGGGTGTAAATGAACAACATGGAAAAAGTCTAATAACTTATCAAAAAATACCTTGATACATCCCCAAGTAATCGGACTAAACCACTGCTCTACATTATGCATTTCCATCACGATAATTCTAAAACGTCTGATGGTGTGCATATGTGCAGCTAAAATCGTTTCATACTCAGAGCCTTCAATGTCCATCTGTAAAATCCAGTCGCCTAAAAATCCACCGCAACGGTTTGTCCATTGATCTAAAGTAATGTGATCCTCATCCTTGACGCCACCAAGAAACTTCTTCTCAAAGGATGCAACCTCAATTCCGTTAGGTGGCCCATCTACCGATGCATCAGCCAAGTGGGACAAGATGCCACGCTCAAGCAAGTCTTTCTCAAAGGTCGCATTATCGGCTACGCCAGGAGAGAAGCAAGCCGTAATGCCGTCTAAATCATTCGGCACTAAGTATCCACCATCGTTATCGCCACCAAAACGAATCAGTTCATATTTGGTTTTTACTGGCCGCAGGTCTTTGAGTAGTTTTTCTAATGGGGTCATTGTTTAAGCCTCTGTGTAATAAGCGATACCGTTTCTTGCATGGATCAAAATGGATTCAGCATGACGTGGCAACTCCGCTAAGGAGATGTTAATGGGATACTGCTCAGGTGTTTCATCAAGAGAGAAGTACGCTTTTGGAACATTGAAGTCTTTGACGGCTTTATGCACCACTTGATGATGTGGATGACCATATTCCCCTTCTTCATTGTGCGTCAGAATAAAGTCATAATGAATAGCGACTTTACGGATAGCACGGATAGCATCATCCTCTGCCCAAGTCTTCAAAGATAATGACCCCAAGTCACGACCATGATCTTTAAAACCTAAGAACTTGGTTTTGATACCACGCTTACGCCAGTAACGGCTAATCTCTCTAGCCCGTTTGTTCCACCAATGCTGTGTCAGATAGACAATGCTCCACTCATAGTCTGGATGGGCGTCCATATACGCGCTGGCAAAGATCACGCAGTCATCGGGATGGGCAACGGCAACTAACGCCTTCACTTACATTTTCTCCATAGCCATGTCAATACAACGGCATTCATTATAAGAAACACTACAATCCAATCGCCCTCAGTCATTTCCCACTAGCCTTTCTTAGTATTGCAAACACATCATCACGCAGTTTGTTTTCTTCAGGTATATCAGAATCATTTTCATAGTTTTTAAATTCATCAGTCCATTTAGCAATCAATCTTTCAATAATGTTTATTATTTCCTCATCTGTTATTGTCTTTGCTGCCCCAGCATCAAACCCATATTGCCAGCCCATTTCAATGAGCAATAGTTCGTCTTCTGTATAGGCTTCAGTGCGTAATTCGCCATCTTCTAACCATTGACCAGCTTTCCACTCTTCAAATGTTTTGTATATCATTTCTCTTGTGCCTTTCTTAGTATTGCTCTAGCAAAATCATGTATTTCGTATAGTCTTTTTTCACCAAACGGCTCGCTAACTTCTTTGTATACCTGACTTATTTCCTCATCTGTTAATGTCTTTGCTGGATGGGTGTAGAGTGGAATACCACGACCACTTACATTAAGGTCATAGACATCGCTATGTTCTAGGTAATCCATCCACGCTACTGGTTCATTGTTCATTTCACTATGCTCCGTACAAATTCAATGGCGTTATCTAGACTTGGTGCTTCCCACAATAGCGGTCTATTGTACATATCCTCATAAATCTCTTTGCTCTCATCAATAGCCTGAATGGTTGTGACGAACCAGTCCATGTCTTTAGTATTCATGTAGTTAAGATAAGCGCCCTCATGGAAGTCGCAGTCCACAGATATAGTGCCGCTATAGATAGGTATAGTACCGCCCGCATAAGCGTCTAATAACTTCTCAGTTACATAGCCGTCATAGACCGAGTTCTCTGGGCATAAGCAGAACTTGTAATGCTTGAGAACATCAAACTTAGACTGACGCAAGGCACGGTTAAACATATTGCCATAGCCATGTAATTGTTTGTAACGGGAAATGGAGTTAAATAGATTGACTCTTAATCCCTCTGGGTTGCCAGCGATCATAGCGCAGAACTCTTTTTTCTCTTGCCAGTCTAACTTACGTTTCTGTGTTAGCGGTGCAATCGGAATCAACGGTTCATAGCCGTGGTTGTGCATATTCTCTTTGCGAGGACGCTGCTCAAAGCCGGGCCATGCTAGGCGAAAATACCATAAAGGAAGACGATGGTTTCTGCCACCATAACTGTCCCAATCAAAAGAAAGAGAATGACTGTAATTGATAAAGTTAGGACGTATATTTTCCCCGATAAAGGCAAGCGTTTTCGCAGGGTCGGTATGGACATTTCCAAATACTGAGGTAACAACAAGATCAGCCTCGTGTGGATTGCTAGTATAAGTGACGCCATCGAAAGCAGTATTGAAAAAAAAGTCCAAAAAGTCACCATCAAATGCACCCTCCCAAAAGTTAACTACACAGATTGTTTTCATCTTTTATTCCTCACGGCTTTAACCACATTGACTTGAGCCATTCTTGATCCTTGCTCTTTGTAGACCATCGTTTTAAACATCGCATGTTGTAACGCTTTACCACTTCTATACTTTGCTTTAATTGGATCTACTTGGTATTTCATTCCAGACTTATTGGCAACGCATAAGACATTTGCTTTATCCATCCAGTCTAACAACTCTACATGACGGTTCATGGGAAGATCCCATAACTTATCGCTTAATGGTTTCATGTAAGTGGCTACCCAAGCTCGCACAGCACCGAAACAATGTTCAGTTCTTTTAAGTCCTAGTTCGTATGGCAAACATCCAAACTCTGAATGACACCAATCTTTTAACTTGTTGCATGAATCAAAGTTCTGCCATGAACGAATAATCATAGCGTCCCAAAATCGTTGGTCTGGTTTTCTCATTAGAATGGCGCCTCCTCAAATGGCGGTAAATTTGGTTTAGGTTCTGGTATGTATTCCATAGTCCAGTTCGTATAAATTTCTATAATCTTTTTAGCTTCCTCGTGTCTACGCACAAGTCGCATTGCTTCACCGTTCTCATCTTTAATGATGTACGGCATTCTCAATCTCACGTTCTGCCATCATAGCGTCCGCAATCTCATATGCTCTACGGGCTGCAACTTCTTCCCATGTTCTACCATCGGGCATATGCAGCTTCCAATCACCAGCACACATACCATTCATAATCTGTGCCGCAAAGTAATCGCGGAGTCTGCGTTCTCTATCTGTCATTGCATCTCCTTGAGTTTCTCAATCTTGTCTTGAGCAAACACTACTTGGCAGTTTGTTAAAAACATTTCTTCTGACATGTGCATGTTGTTTGCAGCGATGACTGCCAATGCTAGGCAAGACACCATCACCTCTGCATAAGTAGGCTGTGCCTCAATAATGACGGTCTCTATTTTGTGAGTTAATTCATATGCTTTTTTATCGTCGTACTCTAATGGTTTATTCATACTTCCTCCTCTTTTGTTTAGACTATAATGATTGATAACAAAATTGTAAATAGGTTATACCTACTTTATTTCATCTATTATGTCAGGACTTACCCTTACTCTTAACTATCCAGTCAGTGTGAATGCATATTGGCTGGCATCAGGTAAGCGCCGTTATATTTCTAAACGTGGTGTTGCTTTTAAGAAACACGTTGCAGAAATGTATGCACAATCAAATCACAAGGGATTTGGAGACAAACCAGTGGAGTTAAATGTGTTGTTGTTTCCTCGCGACAATCGCCTCATGGACATCGACAATATGCTCAAGTGCTTGGGAGATTCATTACAAGATGCGGGCGTGTTTGATGACGATCAACAGGTCTGGAAGATCACTATAGAGCGTGGCCAAAAGATTAAAGGTGGCGGATGCCAGGTAACTATTACCGAATACTTTCATGCGGCATGAATGCATGAAATTTCAATAAAAGATGCGTCTCATTCTCATTTAGTGGGTTCCTTTTAGTAACCTTTGGGAACCTTTTGGAACCAAATCAAGTGTCAACGTTGACAGTTGTTCTGGAAGTCATTGATTTATATAGTTATTACACAGTGATGATTCTTGTATAATAACTAGGGTTTACCCTAATGTACATTTATACAGTCCTATAAGGTACAATCGGTTCCAATACCTCAGCAGGTATTTTCATGTGTAATCCTCCTCTTTACACTTGGCCTTAGGGAGCGTGAGTACGTCCGCTCCCATCTTTTTGTGTATAATTGTTGCATTGCAACATTATCTTAAGGAGATAACCATGTTTGAATTTGATAAGCAGTACAAAGAATCAATGAAGAAGTTTGAAGAAGTAACCGAAGCAATCAAGCAAGCAAACGAGTTCTGGGTGAACGCCGTATTGTCTAGCTGGAAGTCTTTCTACAAGACTAAGTAATAAACGGCCTTAGGTCGCAGGGGTGAGCAGAAACTGCTTGCCCCTTTTTTTATTTGTGCTACACTAAAAACACAGAAGGTGACTTTGGTCGGTTACCTTGTGTATAATTGCCACCAAAGCCCTGTACTACATGGGGTCTGAATAGTTTTCTTATGTTTGGTTGGTGGCCGTTAAACATAAGCGAATGACCAAAATCAGACTCTATGTTCTACAGGGTTTTACCTTTCTGTGTGGTCTATGTGCAGGGAGGGGAAACCGCCGATCATCATAGGCCGAGAGACCAAGGACGTCCAACAGGGTCAAGCGTGGGTGGTAGTAGATAGAGCGCGTTGGGGGGAATCGAAAGATTTATAAGTCTGTCTAATGTGGATGTCGCCGAAGTGAACTCAGAGTGATGCCACCCCACGAACCTAGTTACGACTGGGTTGGGGGGTGCTGTGTCATCAACCGAGTGAATCTAGAGTGATACGAGTACTACTATATGAAGTGTGATACAAGCGGGTCTGATGGGATACGAGTAAAAGCGGGGAAGTTGTAAATAAAATAAAGAGGAGAAGATAATGAGGAATAGACACGCAGAACTAATTCATGCTTGGGCAGAAGGCGCCGAGATTGAGCGCAGAGAAACCTATTGTAGATATCAAATGAATCAAGAGCCAATCATTGTCAGCGAAGAGTGGTTGCCATGCCCTAATCCATCATGGGTATGGAACGAGGAATATCGCATTAAACCATCTCCAGTTCCAGATTATGTAAGCTATCTTTGCTTAAATTATCCGCACAAAGACCAGTGGTTTGAGTCAACTAAACCGTATCAACACGATTGCATTAAGATCACTCGAAACTTTAAAACATGGAAAATAACATCAGTGGAGATTGTCGGATGAACTACAGAGAAGAGATAAAGAAACAAGTTGGGATAATCCCTGATTCAATCAAACGGGGTTCGGTGCAACAATCTATACGTTGGAAAGAACAAGCCATGCAGTCCCTAAGGGTAGCCAATAACCCAAAAGCGGGCGAGTATGAATTGAAGTTAGCATTAAACGCATTAACCAAATACAAATAAGAGGAAACCATGAAACTTTCACAGATTACACTTGATCCTAAACTGATGATGCGTGTTGCGCTCAATGACGAGATCATTGACGAGTATGCACAAGCGATGTTGGACGGCGATAAATTTCCGCCCATCGTGATTTTCAATGACGGCGATAACAACTACTTAGTTGAGGGATTCAAACGCTACTACGCCTACAAAAAGTGCGGCATAGAACTAGTGGATGCCGACACTCGCATGGGAACTTACGATGATGCATTTGATTATGCGTTGACCGTAGCAAACCGCTTACATGGAGAACGCTATACGCCCGAAGACAAGCGTTATCAATTGCAGATGGCGTTAGATGTGCCGCGCTATGCTAACAAATCAGACCGCGAACTTGCCCGCATTCTTAAAGTCTCCAACACTTTCGTATCCAAGATGCGTAAAGCAGAAGGTAAACAACCGAAGGTGATTGAGACCACCCGTAATGGTAAGACTGTTAAAGTAAAGAACAACAAACCTGAGATAGAAGATGAACCAGAACCAATCCTTGAACAAGAAGACAAGATCCACGAAATTGCCGTGGAAATGCAGGGCGTTATCGAGGAGAACGAAAAGTTACAGAATCGTTTGGCTGTGGCTGCGATGGAGGCTACGGATGAAGAGAAACAGTTGGCAAAAAGTCTTCTCGAAGATAAAGACGAGAAGATTAAACAACTCGAAGCGGATCTCCGTGTATACAAAGCGTCCAGTGATACATTCCAAGCTCAACTAGCAGAAGCCATCAAACAATGCAAGTATTGGGAACGCCGTGCCAAGAAAGCAGAAAATATGCTCAATAAACAAGCAGCGTAGGGTTAATCCTAGTGTTTGTAAAAGTAGTAAAAGAGTAAGATTTTCACATGGGGGGCGCAGTCGGCTCGGCGACTTAAAATAGCCTGTATCCTTTTGGTTTAGAAAAGTGCTTCACGTACACTTGCCCCCCATCCCCGATAGCAGGCGGTATCCTGCATAGTTACAGAGGATAAGATGTTAGAGCTAAGGCCACATCAGGAAGAAGTTGTCGAGAAACTCAGAGAAGGTTTCAGGCAAGGACACAGATGCCAGTTGCTATATGCACCAACTGGATTCGGAAAAACAGAAGTAGCGATGGCGATTATGAAAGCCGTTGCACAGAAGTACAAGAAGTGTGCGATGGTGCTAGACCGTATCGTTTTAGTAGACCAAACCAGCCGCCGCTTAACTAAGTATGGGATCGAACATGGCGTCATGCAAGCAGGCCATTGGAGATACAGACCATTCGAGCATATCCAAGTCTGCTCTGCTCAAACCCTAGAACGCAGAGAAGTATTCCCTGAGATTGATCTTCTCATCGTTGATGAGTGCCATATCACCCGCCGTGGTGTCGTTAAATTTATTAGGGAAAACCCTCAGATCAAAGTTATTGGTCTGACCGCTACTCCGTTTACCAAAGGGCTTGGAGATATTTACTCCCATGTAGTCGGTGCTACCCCTACTGGAGACCTAATTGATAAGGGCTGGCTAGTTCCACTCAAGATTTATGTTGCCAAAGAGATTGACATGACGGGCGTTAAGAAGCGGGCTGGTGAGTGGGCGGCAGAAGATGTCCAAGAACGGGGTTTAAAGATCGTTGGAGACGTTGTTCGCAGTTGGCATGAGAAGACCCATGAAATCTTTGGAAAACCCGTCAAAACCATCGTATTCTGCGCTGGCGTTGAACACGGCAGAGCATTGGTAGAACAGTTTGCTAAAGCAGGATACAACTTTGTCTCTATTTCCTATAAGGAAGACGATCAATATAAGAAGGACATGATCGAAGAGTTCAGCAAACCGGATACTGAGATTCATGGATTGATTGCGACTGACATCCTGACCCGTGGTTTTGATGTTACCGATGTGATGATTGGCGTATCAGCCCGTCCATTCTCCAAGTCATTCAGTTCCCATGTTCAGCAGATGGGGCGTGTCATGCGTACCCATGAAGGTAAAGAGTTCGGTGTTTGGTTAGATCATTCTGGAAACTTTCTGAGATTTAGAAAGGATTGGGATCGTGTTTTCTATGAGGGCGTATCTCAACTCAAAGAAGATTCGATTGAGAGAACCAAGAAAGAACCGACAGAAAAGGAAAAGAAAGAGTCCGTCTGTCCTGCCTGTAAGGTCTTATGGACTTTCCCTGACAATAAGTGCGGTGCTTGTGGCTACGTCAAGATCAGTAAAAAACACTTACAGATGGTCAATGGTGAGCTTCTGGAGCTGGCCGCAACCAATCAGCAATCGTTCAATCACAACAAGCATTTCTATTCTGAGTTGGTGTACTACGCCAGACAGAAGGGATTTAAGGATGGCTGGGCAAAGCACAAATACAAAGAGAAGTTCGGTGTCTTTCCTAAAGCCATTCCCGTAGAAGTTCGGCCTACTTCTGTTACCACTCTCAAGTGGATCAAGAGTAGATTTATAGCGTATAACAAATCAAAAGTGAGACTAGCAGCATGAGAAATAGAGAACTAAATGAGTACTTCAATATGACCCAACAAGAGATCGGCGAGGCGATGGACTTAACCAGAGAGAATACTTCTGCGATTGAGAAGAGTGCGCTCAAGAAACTGAGAAAGCTGTTAGAAGAGAAGGGCTATAAAGCATCGGACTTCATAGGTGGAATGGCATGAGTTTTCAGTCATTTGCCGAGCAACATGGGCTAATCATCGATCATTTGGTCTATGACAAATGGACTAGGGTTCCTACCCTAGACCATCCTAAGAAAAAGAATGGTTCTTATATCTATGATGGTAAGTCGGGCGCGGTTCTGAATTGGGCTGTGCATGAGAAAGCAATCGTATGGAAAGGAGAAGCAAAAAATGATCCCTTATACAGAGCTAAGGTACACAAAGCCAAGCAGGATACTGAGAAGCGCAATCAGGAGGCGGCATCCAAAGCTGGCTGGATTCTTAAGAAAGCGGTTAAATCTACTCATCTTTACTTAGCTAAGAAAGGTTTCCCTGATGAGCAAGCATTGGTCTGGGATGGGTTGTTGGTGATTCCGATGCGGATCAACGAGGAGTTGGCTGGCCTCCAGCTGATCGATGCGGAGGGGAGTAAGAAGTTTCTATCCGGTCAAAAGAACAAGGGCGCAGTAGCAATCTTTGATAACAAGGGAGTCCCGATTCTGTGTGAAGGATACGCTACTGCCATGTCCATTAGACGGGCTTTAAAAGCCGTTAAAACACGCTACAAGATCATTGTTTGTTTTTCGGCTAGTAACCTTAAGCATTGTTCTCAAGAGCATCCTGACTGCATTATCGTTGCTGATAACGACAAGGTTGGTATCAGGGTAGCCAAGGAATCAGGAAGGCCGTTCTTTGTGCCTCCTAATCACAAGGAAGATTTTAACGACTATGAGCTAAGAGTAGGTGCTGAAAAGGCGGGAAAAGCCCTCATTGGAGTCGGTCTGAAGCAGGCTGAACAAATACAGACTCAGTAACTAAAAAAACCCCATCAGTAGCAGAGAGTTCTCGCATAATTGAATCTGCTAGAACCAAAGACTGAATGGGGTCTCCGATACATTCAACGGATACTTCTACTTTGCCAGCTTTCTCGGCATCTCGGAGGTAAATGATAGTAGCGTTAATCTCGGTCTCCTTAAAGCCTGACCCTCAATAAGTTTCGGGAAGGCGGTCAATAGCGTCTCTCTGTTCGTATCATCAGCTAGTATTGCAGCTTCAGCCATTCTACCCCAAAACCCGCCCTGTTTAACCATTTTGTGCCAGTGTGGTAATAACTGATCTCTATTTACGCTAGGCATAATGCGACTGCCATGAGAGCAAATAGAAAAGCGCATATCACATCATCAGGCTTTAGATCGTGCATTTTTAACTCCTATTCCATGTGCGTGTTCAATCCGTCTCACGAAATCGATCAACGGGTTTGGCCTTGATTGGGTAGCAATATCAAAATAAATAGCCTCAATCTCCTTGATGGTAAGGGGAGCGGAATACTCCACCTTTTCCAGCTTGGCTAAGTTTTCAAAGAATTGCCTTTCGTTACTCGTCATCATCTAACTCCGATTCAATGTCAGTAACCTCAGTATATTCTGACAAATCCCCGATGTCATTCTGAAATTCATCATAGGCTACCCCCTCCGCCTCCTCATAATCTGGAGCCATGACAAAGTAGGTTTTCGTCCCGCTAAAGTGCATCTTTACTGCATAACCTTTCATTCTCATACATCCTCCTTGTGTTTCTTTGCGTTTATGTACCCCTCTACAAAAATTTCTCTGTCGTAATCACTTAGGGGAGTATTGTCCCCAAACTTAGATTGTTCCCACTCATAAAACGCTCTATTAGCCTCCGCAATTAAGTTGTTCATACTTTCCCCTTTAGGTGTTGTGATGTCGTTGATGAATTGGTCGAATCCCCAAAGCCAATTTGTTTGCATAATTTATCCTCTTTCATTCGTGTGTAATAAAGGTTTTTTTCAATGACCGCTTTGTACTCAGGAGGACTAAGCCTGACCCTCTCTTCTAAAAATTTAATGCACTCTCGAACATTTACGAGAGACCTAATCTTTTCCTTGCGTTCTATATTATTCATACGATCTCCACAATTCTATAATCGTTGCGATCTTCTGGACTTTCAATATTGCCCTCCTCGTACTCCCACTGCATTTCTTCCAAAAAATCATCTAAAGCGTTTTTAGCGTACTCAAAAGTGCTAAAAGTCTCTGGTACTCTTTCGTCAGTATCGCCCTCCCAGCAAGTCCAAGTGTTAATCCAGCCATCACATAAAGTGAAGTGTTGTATTTCAAATTTAGACATTTTCAATCTCCTCAATTTCATGGGTATCTTCTTCTCCGTAAACTACTCGGCTATCAACATAATCCCCTTTAGCAAACTTCTTATATGCGTTCTTTTCTGCATCGTATTCGCTTTTGGCGGTTACTTCTACATCGTAAACAGTGGTTTCATTACGAGCAATCCTGACAATATATTTATTCATCATCATTCTCCAATACGGTAATTAGTTTCTCGGCTTGTTCTTCGGTATCGCACCGCTTAATTAAGTCATCACCATTAACATGGGAAAATAAAACTTCCCATTTGCCATTTCGTTCAACTGCTATATACATCGCCATTTCACTTCTCCTCTTAATAAGCCTGACCCTCAATAGCTTTCTGCTACGAGAAATACAAGCGGTTTAACAAATAGCCTCCTGCTGCTTGATACATACTTCAAAAAATCATCACTCAAGTGATGAGTAAAACATAGGGTAAACCCTATCCTCAAGCCCTCAAGTCTAAGGGCTTTGAGATAGTGTCTATCCCTCAATTGCGTTGTGTTTCATTAAAGCAATTTTCTGCGCTGGTTGTAATGGGTAATCAAATTCTGCGGGGTCGTACTCTTGAGCCATAATCTGCCCGTATTGATAGCCTATTTGCTCTAGGTGTTCCCCTAGGGTTCCATCTAAAGCCCATCTATAAGCCTTAGAATAGAATAGGTTTATGGCCTGTTCCTTTGTATATCCAGCACGAATAAACCCGTTAATAAGTGCATTTCCTACAATGTAGGCGGGGCGCTCGTATGAGTAAGCGTCTTCTAAAATGCCCTGTCCTGTGAAATCTTCCATTATTTCAATCCCTTATTAAAGTTTTGCAAATACTCCATGATCGGTAAAACTTGGTATTTCTTAAGGTTTACGGCTTGCGCTACTTGCTCGCTAAATGTTTCTAATACGGCTACCTGATCGGCTCGCCTAACGATTACCCATGAAGTCATTTAAGCCCCCTATAAATTGCTATAAATTCGGCTACTTGTTGGGCGGTCAATATGCCCTTAGCGTAAGCCCTTGTGAGCGTGTAATGCGTCCATTGGTGGTTAGTCATGCTGGAATCCTCCTATCGTTAATAGCGCGCTTAATCCGTTGCTTAATCTCGCGCATGGTATAATCGTAAAAAGTAACCCCGAAGCGGTCAGAATCCCCGCTACAAGTAGCACTTATTGACCCGTTAGGGTTGCGGTTAAACATGATGTAGTAATCCTTGAACCAAAAGTTTTTCATGCTCTCTGCTCCTGATTGCCTAATAAGATATTTACAAGGTCGGTAGTGGATTTATAAGCAAGTATCTGCAAGTGCGGATCAGTAAGCCCGCTCATAAAATCGTCTGCGTCCTGTTCAGTATTGAACGCCCTTATAAGGTCTTTATGCGTCCAAGAGTTGTAGCCCCGCGCTATGTATAGTTTTCTCATGTTCATCCCCTTAAAACTGTTGGAATAGAAATACACCCTCGGACGGTTCCCCGATAAGCAAGGTGTGATCGTTTAGATAATTCATTACTGCCTCTTTTACTTCTTCTTCTGTTGGCTCTTCACTGTCGCACTCAATGGGATAGCAGTTGAAAATATCTCCGACTTCCATTTCTGAATAATCGCAACATAACGCGATAACATCCAGTTCGACCTGTTCGCCCGTATCTTCTTCGTACTGCTCGAGCCAGTCAAAAAGCATAGTTAAGGCCTCATAAGAAAACTGGTTCCCTCTGTCCATGCTTTGAAATGCGTTTCTAAAGTCATAGTAATTAACGGTCTGTATCATGGTATTTCTCCTCTTTGGTTGTGAAATTGGCTCGGCTGCCTAAGCGTTTTCTGCTGCGGGGTGTTGCAATTTATAAGTAAGATCTGCCAATCCATTCATGCAATCCTTACAGTCGCATGGCATTACTTCGATTTTGGAAGCCCGCTTTAATTCCTGCATGGTGTCAAATCCTTTGGTATGGCATAGATCATCTGTAAACCTAAAGCCATAAGGCAAATTGAGAATGTAACTTCCCATGCCTTCTCCATCTTCTGGACATCCATCTACATCTACATCCCGCTTAATATCCAGCTTATATCGCATAAAATCCTCCTTTAATTGATCTCATCAGTTAGCGCATAACGCTAAGACGGGACAAGCCCGTTTCGATCTTTTAGCCCTCAAATACGGGGCTATTGTCATAATTCATATTGGATAAGACTTCATCAAGGCCGCTATAACCTAGTGCCTTAGCCTCTAGGTCTGCCGCTTGTGCAAGGGTTAAACCCTCGGCATTGTGGAAAGTGTCAGGGACAGAACCAAAAAATTCCATATAGAATGATTCAAGCTGTTCAGCTGGTAATTCCATTGTTGCCAATACTAAGCAAGGGTTAGCAACATGGGAAAGCAAGTTTTTAATGATCTCTTTTTGCATGATAGATTCCTTTATTTATAAGGGTTTGCTGGTTGTTTACTTATTACTAATGTATTGCATGATTGATACATTAACACAATATATTTAAGAGTGCAATTAACCTACTAATCTGTTGGGTTATTGTTTCGGCTGCGCTCCCAGTTTCTGCTGCACAAAGTCGCTAGGCTGCCGACATCCGACCATAAAAGCCCGCTATGTCTTCGCTACTGGAGCAGCTTATTAACTCTTTCCGTAGGGAATAAGAGAGAGCATAGAACCCTTACTTGTGATCTAAGTATTAGTCAGATATAAAGCATAGGATTAAAAGCACTGTGGATTTATACAGTAGTTGTGTTATAGTTCAGTCATTCCTAACCTATACCCAATAGTTATTACTTATGCGCCTATCTAAGATTACTAGAAAGCAAGTCGATCAGGTCTTAAAAGAGAACCCCATACATGAGGTGCTCAATGTCGCTAAAACCGCGCTTACTCCTAAGCAGCTTAAGTACTGTGAGAATGTAGCTAAGGGAGATAGTAAAGCAGGAGCATATAGGAAGGCATATAACAGTAAGGCAAAGCCAGATACGCAAGCCAATGAGGGTTATAAGCTATCCAAACGCCCCGACATCGACACGATGACAGAGGCTATTAGGAAGGGATTAGAGTGGGAGAAATCGTATTCTCTTGCTCAAACAAGAGCACTCGTGGTCGAAAGACTGACAAAAGAGGCTTTGGATGAGGATTCTTCCCCTTCTGCTCGCATCAATGCACTCAAGGCACTCGGCACAGTTGCGGGAGTAGATGCATTCGTGCATAGGACTGAGACTACAGTAATAAAAGACAGTAGCAAGATCAGGGATGAACTACTTACTCAGCTTAAGCAAGCGATGGAGTCGAGCACCATTGATCTAGATGCTGATGAACAGGCTCTATTAGCGGAGATCAACCCTACCGCCAATGAGATTGAGGATAGCGGAGACCCACCCGAGGGCGACCACCCCTTTTCTGAAAAAGATGGGACTCAAATACTACATAGTACTCCAGACAAAAGATCACAAAATAATACTAAAAATTATAATGACTCCGAAAATCCCCAACAAAATCATGGAGTTCCAGAACAAGTGTCAACGTTGACAGTTGATTTGCATTCCAAAGAGGGGGGTAGGGGTGTAAAAAATGATGCCAAATGGGAAGAAAGTGGTACAGGAAAGACCCACGTCAGTGGTTTTAAAACAAAGGGGTAGGGGGGTATATATTTTTATGAAACGAGTTTGGCAACCTTTAATTCCTATTAGATGGAAGACTATGCCTGATGGTACAAAAGTACTGCAACAGGCTTGGGGCGAACATGTTCAATCTAGCGATGATGGTAGATGGCATCAAACCTATGAGTTTCGCTGGGAAGATGTTCCTACAGATATAGAAGACAGGAAGTATTGGTCTAAAGAAGATGTAGATGGCGCTGATAAGGAGTGTGGAAAATGAATAGTGTTTGGGTAATTACGTGGAAGTACAACGATAACAGCAGTAGCGGCGTACTGCCGGAATGTTACGAAAATTACAATCCTGCTTACTGGTTATGCGAGCAACTAAATGCACAAGGCTACGATAAATCTTTTTATGTGGTCGAATTAAAGATTGTTAAGGGCGATTTACAGTGACTGAGAAGCAGGCTCATATCTATATGATCATAGATACCTATTGGAAGACCTACGGCTTTGCCCCTTCCATTGATGACATTATGAAATTAACGGGCGATAAAGGGCGAGGGAACGTACACCGGACGATGAAGAAGCTCGTAGAACTAGGACACTGCAAGATGGTGCCAAGACACGCCAGAAGTATACGGCCCTCGTATATACGGGTTCATAAGCTAGAGCTATGAATATCGAGAAAATCATCTCCAAGCTCCCAGAAGAAAAGCAAGAAGCTTTTTATTTCAAGGTGCAGCAATATACGGACTCCTTACAGAGGGAAAAGTCTCAAAACAACTTTATGTCTTTTGTCCATACTATGTGGCCCGGATTTATTAACGGCGCCCACCATAAGATTATGGCAAAAAAATTTCAGGAGATAGCCGATGGAAAATGTAAGCGTCTTATTATTAATATGCCTCCCCGTCATACTAAGTCTGAGTTCGCTAGTTATATGCTACCAGCTTGGTTTCTTGGAAAGTTCCCTGATAAGAAGATTATTCAATGTTCTAACACTGCTGAACTGGCCGTTGGATTTGGACGAAAAGTCAGGAACCTTGTAGGATCCGATGCCTATCATAGGGTCTTTCCGGAAGTCGGACTTAAAGCAGACTCCAAAGCGGCAGGACGCTGGGACACCAACAAAGGGGGTACTTACTTCGCTATCGGTGTAGGAGGTACTGTAACGGGTAAAGGTGCGGATCTACTGATTATTGACGATCCCCATTCAGAACAAGAAGCGGCAATCGCTGCCAGTAATCCTGAAGTTTATGATAAGGTTTTTGAGTGGTACTCATCAGGTCCTCGCCAGCGTTTACAACCAGGCGGTGCGATTGTGGTCGTAATGACCCGTTGGAGCCAAAAAGACCTGACTGGCCGGATACTCAAGTCCAGTATTGAGCGAGACGGAGATGAATGGGAAGTCATTAACTTTCCTGCAATATTACCGTCCGAAAAACCCTTATGGCCAGACTTTTGGCCACTAAAAGAACTCTTAGCTTTAAAGGAAGAACTTCCTGTCGGCAAGTGGAATGCCCAGTATCAGCAGTCTCCTACCTCAGAAGAAGGCGCTTTAGTCAAACGAGACTGGTGGAAGTTGTGGGAAGGTGACCGCGCCCCACCCTGCGAATTTATTATCCAATCATGGGATACGGCATTTACTAAAAATGAGCGGAGCGACTACTCTGCTTGCACGACTTGGGGCGTCTTTTACAAGGATGAAAATGAAAGAGACCCAAATATTATTCTCTTGGATGCTTTTAAAGAGCGTCTCGAATTTCCAGAGTTGAAAGAGACTGCCTATCGGATGTATAAAGAATGGGAACCAGACGCATTTATTGTGGAAGCAAAAGCGGCTGGAAGTCCGTTAATCTTTGAATTGAGAAGAATGGGGATACCCGTATCAGAGTTTACACCTACTCGTGGGAATGATAAGATAGCTCGACTAAATTCCGTAACCGATTTGTTCGCATCTGGCAAGGTGTGGGCGCCGGGTACTAGATGGGCTGATGAAGTGATTGAACAGATGGCATCATTTCCGAACTCGGATCACGACGACTTAGTGGACTCCTCCACTCAGGCATTGATTCGTTTCCGAAAAGGCGGCTTTGTTTCCCTACCGTCAGATGATGATGAAGACCAACAATTTTATAGACGCAAAGCTGCGTATTACTAGGAACCACTATGGCAATTGAAAAAGGTTTATACCAAGCACCCGAAGGAATGGAAGAACTTGCAGCGCAAGAAGCTCCTATCGAGATTGAAATCGAAAATCCAGAATCAGTCGAAATCGGGATTGATGGCTTGGAAATTAAACTAGAGCCAGAGGAAGAGACCGCTGATACCTTTGATGCCAACCTTGCAGAATACTTAAGCGAATCCCAATTAGGATCTCTTGCATCCGATTTAATTGGCGACTTTGATGCCGACATTGCGTCCCGTAAAGACTGGATCCAAACTTACGTGGATGGTCTCGAACTTCTTGGCCTGAAGATCGAAGAACGCACTGAGCCTTGGGAAGGGGCGTGTGGCGTTTACCATCCACTCCTATCTGAAGCGCTAGTTAAGTTCCAATCGGAAACGATTATGGAAACTTTCCCAGCGGCTGGTCCTGTAAAAACCCAGATTATTGGTAAAGAAACTCCAGAAAAGAAAGATTCCGCTGATCGTGTTCAAGCAGACATGAACTATCAGTTAACCGATGTCATGCAAGAATACCGCCCAGAGCATGAGCGCCTACTATGGGGCTTAGGTCTTGCTGGTAACGCATTTAAGAAAGTCTATTACGATCCTGCGATGCAGCGCCAAGTAGCGATGTATGTTCCTGCGGAAGATATTGTTGTGCCTTATGGAGCCTCTTCTCTTGAGTCTGCAGAACGTGTAACCCATGTGATGCGTAAGAGCGAGAATGATCTGAAGCGTCTACAAGCTGCGGGTTTTTACCGAGATGTCGATCTAGGTACACCAGATAATGTGTTGGATGAAGTAGAAAAGAAGATTGCTGAGAAGCTCGGCTTTAGAGCAACAACGGATGATCGCTACAAAGTATTGGAGATGCACGTTTACTTGGATCTCGAAGGTTTTGAGCATACCAATGACGAAGGTAAGGAAACTGGGATTGGACTGCCTTATGTAGTCACAATCGAAAAAGGCTCTAACACCGTATTAGCTATTCGCAGAAACTGGAACCCAGATGATGAAACTCATAAGAAGCGTCAGCACTTTGTTCACTATGGATATATTCCTGGTTTTGGTTTCTATCATTTCGGCCTTGTTCACCTTATTGGCGCTTTTGCTAAGTCTGGCACTTCTATCCTCAGGCAGTTGGTGGACGCTGGTTCCCTCGCAAATCTGCCAGGCGGCTTTAAGACCCGTGGATTGCGTGTCAAAGGTGACGACACACCAATAGCCCCAGGTGAGTTCCGTGATGTAGATGTACCAAGTGGCACGATGAAAGACAACATCATGCCTCTGCCATACAAAGAACCTTCTATGGTTTTGGCTGGTTTGTTAGATAAGATTGTTGATGAAGGGCGTCGTTTTGCCTCTGCAGCCGACCTTAAAGTGGCTGATATGTCAGGGAATACCCCAGTAGGTACAACCCTAGCTATTTTGGAAAGAACTTTAAAAGTAATGACTGCGGTACAAGCCCGTATTCATTATTCAATGAAGCAAGAGTTCCGTTTACTCAAACGCATTATTGCTGACTACACCCCAGAAGATTACAACTATGAGCCATCTGAAGGGGATCGTTTTGCTAAGAAGTCTGACTACGATGACGTAGATGTTATCCCAGTCAGTGATCCTAATGCGGCCACCATGAGCCAGAAGATTATGCAGTATCAAGCTGCTCTTCAGTTAGCTCAATCAGCGCCGCAGCTATATAACTTGCCTTTACTGCATCGTCAGATGTTGGATGTACTTGGAATTAAGGACGCAAAAAAACTCGTACCGTTGCCGGACGACAAAAAGCCTAAAGACCCCATTACTGAAAACATGGACGCTCTTAAAGGCGAGCCTATTAAAGCGTTTATCTACCAAGATCACGAAGCCCACATTGCGGTTCATCTGGCGATGATGCAAGATCCCAAGATCATGCAATTGGTTGGACAGAACCCGCAGGCTCAAATGATTATGGGTGCATTGATGGCCCATATCCAAGAACACCTTGGCTACGAATACCGTCGCCAAATGGAAGAAATGATTGGCGTTCCAATTCCATACTCCGATGAGGATGACTTTGAATTGCCAGAAGAAGTTGAGTTGCAGATCTCTCGCCTTGCCGCGCCCGCAGCACAGAAGTTGTTGCAGCAAGATAAGACAGCGATTGCCGCTCAACAAGCCCAGCAAGCTGCTCAGGACCCGTTGGTTCAGATCCAGCAAGCTGAATTGCAGATTAAGTCTCAAGAAGTGCAGCTCAAACAAGCTGCTCTTCAAGCTGAGTCTGCAGCTAAAGCACAGCAACTCGCCATTGAGCAGGAACGTATAGCTTCTCAAGAGCGGATTGCCATGATGCAAGCACAAGCGAAAGCTCAGAAAGACAGCACAGAATTGCAAGTTCAACGTGAAATCGAAGGCGCAAAACTGGCTTCCAAAGAGCGTTTAGAAGGCTCCAAACTTGGTGTCGATATCGCCAAGCATACCGAGCAAATGACAAAACAGGAGAAATCCCAGAAAGGTAAATGATGCTAGACAAAGCACTAGCTCATCTAACGAATCAAATAGATGAGAAGGTAGCACGGTTACATGAAGCATTAGGTACGGGTGTCGCGAAAGACTACTCAGAGTACCAAAAGATGTGTGGTGAAGTTCAAGGTCTATTGACCGCACGTCTCTATATTGCAGACCTTGCACGAAACTTAGAGGACTCCGATGAGTGATCTACAGACGGCAGTAAATTTAAATCAAGCAGTGGATCTTTCAGCACTGCTCAATAAAGAAGCTGAAGAAAAAGCACGACAACTCCCGCAACCGTCAGGTTATCGTATTTTATGTGCTATCCCAGAGGTAGAAGCAGAGTACGAAAGCGGTCTATTGAAAGCAGACGCAACCATTAACTACGAAGAAAAGCTGGCAACAGTCCTTTTTGTTGTATCGATGGGTCCGGATTGCTATCAAGATAAGACTAGGTTCCCAAATGGACCCTGGTGCAAGCAGGGAGATTTTGTAATTGTTCGACCAAACGCTGGAACACGCCTATTAATCCATGGGCGGGAATTTCGCCTCATAAACGACGACTCAGTTGAATCAGTCGTGGAAGACCCAAGAGGCATCCGACGTGCTTAGTGAAGCTAGAAAAGCTTACTTAGCAGTATGGCGAGCAAACAACCGCGAGAAAACTCGTGCAGCGCAACAGCGTTATTACGAGAAAAACAAGGAAGTTTGTAATGCCAAAACAGTAGCTTGTCGAGCCAAAAAACCGGAATACTACGCGCAAAAATCCTTAGATTGGGCTAACGAAAACAGAGAAAGACACCTAGAAAATAGGCGTCAATATTATGCTCGTAACTCAGCACAAGATATTGCTAGAGTGCGCCGCAGAAAAGGCAAGATAAAGCATGGAGAAATGTTAATGAACCAAGCAGAAATTGCTGAAGTTCAAGGCATGTACGACTTTTGCAAGATTTTTAAGCAGTTTGAAGTAGATCATATAGTTCCGCTTAATGGAGACCGTGTCTCTGGTTTGCACGTACTAGCAAATCTACAGATTCTGCCGATATCAGAAAATCGAAGCAAAAGAAATAAATTCACGATTGAATAGAAAGGTAACATATGCCACAAGAATTAAAGGAATTTGAATTTCCAGACGAAATTGAGGCGAAAAAGGCTGAGAATAACGTTGAAATTGAGATGGAAGAGTCTAATGACTTTGAAATCGAGGTAGAAAACGATGTTCCACCGGAAGATCGCAACCGTAAAGCAGTAGATCCTGCAACTATTGAAGCTTTAGAGGAAGAAAATCTAGAGAAATTCAATAATGACACCCAAGCTGCTATTAAAGAAGCAAAACGTGTCTACCATCAGGAGCGCCGTGAGAAAGAAGCTGCAATTCGCGAGCAACAAGAAGCACTTGCCCTTGCGAAAAAGATGTTGGAAGAGAATAAAAAACTCAAAGAACGTCTAACTCATGGGGAAACTGCGTATGTTGACACGGTAAAACAGGCAGCTACACAGGAATTAGAATCTGCTAAGGCAGAATTTAAACTTGCTTATGAATCTGGTGATGCTGATAGGCTTTTGGAAGCGCAAGAACGCATGACAAATGCAAAGTTGCGGATGGACAAAGCAGAAAGTTATCAATATCAACAGAAAAACGCTTTACAAGAGCAAGAGAATGAAGTACAAATACCACAACCGCAGACAAATGCACCTGATCAACGTGCTTTGAAATGGCAGAAAGAGAACTCCTGGTTCGGCCAAGACGAAGAAATGACCAGTTTAGCGTTAGGTTTGCACGAAAAACTAGTACGCAGCGGGGTCCCGGCTGGATCAGATGAGTACTACAAACGTATTGATACAACAATGCGTAAACGATTCCCCGAAAATTTCGAGGAAGAAGAAGTAGAGGTAGAAGAACCCGTGAAGGCTCAGAAACCTAAAGCTAGTACGGTCGTTGCTCCGGCAACTCGAAGTACGTCTCCGAAAAAGATTCGTATGAGTAAAACCCAAGTCTTGCTTGCGAAAAAGCTAGGCTTAACCCCAGAGCAGTATGCCCGTGAACTAACTAAATTGGAGGCCCAAAATGGCTGAAGTAAGAAAAACTCGTGAGCTTGATACCCGTGCAGTGACAGAGCGTCCTCAACAGTGGATGCAACCAGAACTGCTCCCAGAGCCTGATAAACAGGCTGGTTATGCTTATCGCTGGATTCGTGTCGCAACGTTGAACACACCTGATCCACGGAATCTCTCTGGAAAATTGAGAGAAGGATGGGAACCGGTTCGACTTGAAGAACAACCTAAATTCCAACTGTTAGTCGATCCGACTAGTCGATACAAAGACAACATCGAAATCGGCGGATTGTTACTTTGCAAAACTCCTGAAGAGTTTGTGCAGCAGCGTAATGAATATTACTCTAATCAAGCACAAGCTCAGAATGAGGCTGTAGATAACAATTTGATGCGTCAAAGTGATCCTCGTATGCCGATCTTTAAAGAGAGCAAGTCTACGAGTAGCCGAGGCGTTAAATCTAACTAACCTTTTATTGGAGAATTAAATGGCTTATCCAACCGTTTCAGCTCCCTATGGTCTACAACCGATTAACCGTTTTGACGGTATGCCTTATGCTGGTGCGACGCAACAATTGCCGATCGCCAGCACATACAATACCGCCATTTACAACGGCGACATCGTTCTAGTCTATCAAGGGAACGTAGTAAAATCTGCTGTAACGACCGATGCTACAACCGACAAGCAAAACAATGCTACATACGGTGTATTCGTTGGCGTTCAATACCAGAACACACAAGGTCAAACAGTTCAAGCTCAGTATTACCCTGGTAATGCTGCAGCAGCTTCTGCTATTGCCTATGTTGTTATGGACCCTGTTGCAGAGTACAAAGTTGCAGTTACCTTCTCTGGTAACGCTACTGTTACTGCTTGCAACGCATCTGTTGTAGGTACCAACTTGCAAGTTCGTCAAGGTACTGGTTCTACAACTACTGGCGACTCTGGCGTATCTGCTGTTCTGCCTGTGACCGGTACCGGTAACGCTGCTGCTCTACCATTGCGTGTAGTAGCTGTTGTTCCTGAGACTGCTCCAACAGCAACAACTTACTCAGAAGTTATTGTTAAACTCAACAACCCGCAGATCCTCGGAACTACGGGCGGCGATTACGTATAAGGAGCTACATAAATGGCTATTTCTCGCGCCCAACTACTCAAAGAGTTGTTACCCGGATTGAACGCATTGTTCGGTTTAGAGTACGCTCGCTACGGTGAAGAGCATAAAGAGATCTATGAAACAGAGACCTCTGAGCGTTCTTTCGAAGAAGAAACCAAATTGTCTGGCTTCAGCGCTGCTCCTGTCAAAAACGAAGGCTCTGCC